CTTTTTTTTCTGTCACTTTTTTGTATTTCCCCATTTCATGTCACCCTTTCTGGTTATATTGTAAACAATTTTGTTTTGTTTGTCAATAGGGAATTTTATTTACTATCATTAGGGTCACTTTTTTATCAACACTTTTTTGTGTTAGTTTACATCTTGTATAATTATCGTATTATCAAGTTTTACTATAAATTTCCGCCCCAATTCTAACACACTAAAGTGTCAAAACCACTATCAAAAATGTACACTAAAACGTGTTTTAACGTACAAATTATACAAATTGGGCTGTTGACAACTATATACCAAGCGTCTATAATCTAAGACAGCAGAACACACGATGAATCAGCCAACAACGGCAGATTTATCCTTTGTGGCATAAAAAAATAGGCCATCAGCACGACCGACCAAAGTAGCACTGATGACCTATTCCACCACAAAACAGAAGCTACGCAACCAAGGGCGCAGTCTCGGTTTCTGTCAATTATTATAGCAGAAGCAGACAACTTCTGCAATAGAAAGGAGCAAAAAACATGAACTTTCCCACGACAACCGAAGAATTTCTGAAAACCCTCGCACACGGCAAAGAGCCCACCAGCGAGGACAGGGAGTACGCAGAAGCGCTGGGCAAGCTGTCCAAACTAAACTATCGGGCAGGGTACGAAGCGGGAGCGGCTAAAAATAAGGGCTGAGTTTTGTGCAAATCTACAAACTTTTAGATTTTGTACAGATACCAGTACTACATTAAGCGTTTGCGTAATTGACAAACCACAACATATTGCGTATACTGGTTGCACTCACATGAAGGGAGGTGAGTTTATGTACAGTCCTTATCTTGAACGACACAATCACACGTTCACTGTTGCGCTGACCGAACGGCAGTTCCAGTGGCTGAAAGCCTATTGCACTGAACATAAGGTCGCACAGGCCGCAGCCATCCGTGACACGTTCTTTGAGGTGCATCCCATCCCGGAGACCGATGAAAACGAAAAATGATACGCTCGCTTGGGTCGGCAAACTTTAGCGAACGTATCATGTAAACCCTGAGAGAAGCATTCTCTCGCCGTTATTATAGCAGAAAATTGCTTCTCTCACAAGTGAAAAGGAGCTTTTTAATGCAACTTTCTTTGTCTGAGAACATCAAAATCTTCAACAATGCCGAGTTTGGCGAAATCCGCGTCATGCTCATTGACGATGACCCTTGGTTTGTTGGCAAGGACATTGCGGTAGCACTTGGCTACGCAAAGCCTGAGAACGCACTGTCAGCACACGTTGATGAACAAGATAAAACCACTACCCTGATTCAGGGTGATGGTTCTAATTACAAGAGCAAGACAACCATCATCAACGAATCCGGCCTATACAGTCTGATTTTCAGTAGCAAGCTGGAAAGCGCACAGCGGTTCAAGCGCTGGGTCACTCACGAGGTTTTGCCGTCAATCCGCAAGAACGGGATGTACATGACCGACAACCTGTTGGAGATGGCTATTGCCAACCCGGACTTCGTGATCGGTCTGATTCAGAACATGAAAGCCGAAAAGGAAAAGAACGCAGCGTTGCAGACGCAGAACAAGCAGCTCTGTGAGAAGAACGAGGAGATGCAGCCCAAAGCGGACTACTTCGATGACCTTGTGGCGTGGAACGTATCTACCAATTTCCGCTCGACCGCAAAGGAACTGCGTATCCCTGAACGTCTGTTTATCAAGATGCTTATTTCTGACGGTTACATCTACCGTGACAAGAGCAAGGGCATTCTGCCGAAAGCGGGCAAGGGCGACGGTCTTTTTGCCGTCAAGGAATACTGCAACCAGAAGAACAAGCACGGTGGCGTACAGACCAGAGTAACGCCGAAAGGCCGTGAGACGTTCCGTCTGCTCTATGCAAGCATCCGTAGAAGCGTATAACAGCCTATAAGAAAAGCCAGTGGTTAGAGAACATCTAGCCGCTGGCTTTTTGTGTTATAGGTCAATAACAGGCTTTTCGGATTTTTCTATACCAAGAACCAAATTTCCACTAATTTTAATCCACTCACCGTCTTTACAGTTCACATTGATAAGCTGGCTATATTCATAATCGTACTGAACGCCAATGTGTTCAAAATATGTACAAGCACCAAGCGTTGTGTTTCCTTCCTCTTTATACTTTTGGAATGAGCCAGCCCCGAACACCCACTTAAAATTGTACACGCCAACAGGTATATCCTTGCCAACAACATAATCGCCAGCAGGGATTTGGTTCTTTTGTAACTTCAAAGGAACTCCATTATCACGAATTTTTCTTTGTCGTTGTTCTGGCTCGGTTTGCTCTTCTTCCATATCAGCTTCTATTGATTGTTTTGTTTCAGGGTCTTTACCTATCATTGCAGCAAGCGTATCCCTGTCCCACAGTTCAACATTTAATGTTTTAGCCAGCGTTTGCGCATTTGGAGTAAAATAAACATTTGTGAACACAACAGCTTTATCTGCTTCATATTTCTTTGCGCCAGCGTAAATCTCTTGAATCGGTTTCAACCCCAAGTTTGAACTGTACCGTTTGCACTGAAACGCCCATTTCTGCTTATCTTTATTCGCAGTTATATCAACTCCGTAGTCTCCGCTCGCTTTTGTGACATTAACATTCTTGAATCCGTTTTCCCTGAGAACTTTTGCGATAAAATACTCAAATCTGTGGCCTTCCATCTCGTCAATTTTTGAGAAATCAATATCTACAAGCGCATTTTCATCACTTCGTTTTGATAGAACCGCTATCAAATAAAAAAATATAACGATTGCGACAATAGCTATCATACAGCAAGTCTCCAGAATCCATAAAAGCCAGTGGCTTCTTCGGCTACTGGCTTTTAATTTTTACTTCTTCTCTTCTTCCTCGTCACAGTAGTTTGTGTCGGTGCGCACAAAATGCATTTTCTTCGTTGTGCCTAAAGCTGATGCTTTATAAGTGATTTCACCATTTTCATAAGTGAACTTCTTTGTGTCGTCACCAGAAGCAAGTAACGCGGACCCGGTTTTTTCCTTATCGTTTTCAGAATTCCATGTGTAAGGCTCTGCATTATCAGTAGGCGCTATATAAGAGCCAGCCCAATACAGAGATTTTGTATCGCCACCATCAGATACCCAGTAGATGACAATCTCACCATCCTTGATATAACCAGCCTGATAACTGTCGCCCTTGTCTTTTTCTTCCCAGTTGCCAGTAAGGTCAAGAGACTTCGCAGGAGCCGCAGCGCCCATCAAGAACAAACAAGCCAGAGTGGCCATCAAAACCGTAGCAACAATTCGCTTTCTCATTTTTTGATTCTTCCTTTCTTTGGCGTATTGCCTTTAGCTGATTATAGCACAATCTAGGCTCCGAAAGGGGTCTTTTTATTATTTTTGGAAAATTTGGAGACTTGCACAATCAGATAGGTTTCGTTTTGTGAGGGTGGGGTGGGTGTTGGCGAGAAGGACACTGAAAAACGCCTTTTTTATTTTGGTCGGAGGAGACGGGACTCACCGCCCCCACCCGGGCCTCCGGCCCTATTCCCCCCAGGTGGAGACCCCAGCCCAAGCGCACCCTGAACGGACTACACACGCCGGGCAGATCATGGCTGTGCGGGACGCTTGAGAGTGTGAAGTGTGTCCAATAGGGCACGCCCAAACGGACGAAATTATTGTAAACAAAAATATTTATTTTTTATGTGTAAACCACTTGACAAAAGAAATAAAATTGTTTACAATATAGACAGTAAACAAACTTATTTACACCACCACCAAAACAGGAGGACAAAAACCATGAAAAGAACCTCTAGTATGACCTACCACGAAACAGATGAGAGCAGAGAGCTTGAATTGTACACCACCAACAACGGCGGCTTGTACCGCCAAATGATAACGCCCATTATTAACAACCTGCGCAAAAAGTACCAGCGCGGAACCTATGACGCAGACAAGGCCGTTGACCTCTGGTATAACGTAGCTACTGAGGGAGCAAAGCTGTACAATAAAGAGTTTGGCAGCGACAGCCTGTGGAGCCGCCTATTTAACGTCCAGTGCCGCTATACTGTGGCGGTCAACCTTGAGAGCTACTATAAAGAGGAGGTAGAGTATAATGCTTGATGCAACTCAAATTTATGCCCTCTGGTACGTTGGCGGCATGGTCAGCGGCGCGCTGGTTATGCTGGCATGGCTCAACAGCTAAGGGGGACGCAATGAAACTTGTTATAACTTATAACCAGTATAAACTCCTTGATTTGCTTGCTTACCGCACCTCTCTTTTGTCCGACACATTAAAATATGAGACAGACAACAAAAATCTACTGTCTACCAATAAACGACTATTTACAATCTCCGAAAAAAAGGTTGACAGCGCAAAAATCCCGGAGCAAGTAAAAAATCTTGTAATTTCTATTGGCAATAACTGGGCAAAATATACATCTGACGCATTTGATTTTTTACTTCGTGACGCAGGTGTTTTAATCGAAGGTAGCACACATTTTAAGGAGGGCTAAAAAATGACGTTGTTTGAAGAAAAAGTGAACGAATACCGCGAAAACAAGCGGCTTTTGGAAGAGCTGGAAGCAATGAACGAAAGCATTAAAGCAGATATTATCTGCATGATGCAGGGCGCGCCTGAGATGGCGCAGGGTACCGCAAAAGCCATTTACAAGGACGTTCAGAGCGTCCGGTTAGATAGCAAGCTACTCAAGACGCTGTACCCGGATGTATACGCAAAATGCAGCACCCGCACAAGCTACAAGCGCTTCAGCGTGGTATAAGGGGGTGCAAGCTGTGATTTTATCCTGTGTCCTGTTTTTTTACTGGTTTTTCGGCGCACTGTTTAAGGCGTCCAAATGAGGACGCCGGAAGCACACTTATATAATATGGAGGGTTACACAATGGCTAACGCTAATAAAGGATATGACATCAATACAGGGCTGTACAGCTCCCGCTACTACGCCCGCAAGGCCGCAACCGGCGCAGAGGTTATTGTCAAGGTCTGCGGCGGTTATACCATCATGACGGCAGCAGATTATAACATCTGGCGCAATCAGCGTTGACACAATTTCAGATTCAACCCCGCTTCGGCGGGGCTTTTCTTTTGCCTTGCATCGACACGGTGCAGGGCTTTTGTTTTGCCCGGCGGCGTATCAGCCAAGCACAAGCATTTACAGCGGCCTTTCTGCCGTCCATGCAAATATACGGCAAAAACGTCAAAACCGTTTACAAGGCTTTACAGCGGCATTTCCGTTGATTTGCCCTATTCCAGCACACACAACACAGCAACCGCACAAGCCGCCTACACGCCAACTGCGCCACGCTGGAGGGCATACCGTCAAGCGCAGCACCTCCACCGATACCAGATACAACCGCCACGCTGGACGTTGCACAGCTTAACACAGCCGCCCTATTATAATAATGTATATAAGAGTGCGCCCCCTGTTATGGATACGTGTTAGACGGTGCAACATATCGCAGACCATGCCAGCCCGGCACCCTCCACCCGGCGGGGCAGTCCAGCGGCAGGGGCGTGGCGGGCGGCGCGGAACCATTGACGGCTACCGCCGCGTCTCTTTTCGGGCTTTCGCCCGATAGCCAATAGAGGTCAGCAATAGTCGCAGCGTTCCGGCTGGAATAGTCGTAGCAGCTTCTGGAATAGTCGTAGCTTCTCCCGGCGGATAGTCGTGGAATAGTCGTAAAGTCGTCAGACGACCACCGTTTGAAAGTCCTATATATAGTATAGTAACGAACTGTCCGCTGATAGTCGCAGAGTAATAGTCGTAGCGTTTTCTTGCGAATCATCGTCAAATAGTCGTGTGTTTTTTGTGAGAAATAGTCGTTCGCCTTTTAGAGAAAGAGAGGTGCGATAGTCGCTAAGTCATCAGACCATTGCAAAATCAATATGTGTCAAGACACCTATCAATTTTATTCTCGCCTAGCCATACCAAATTCGTATATCAACCGTACTTATTATAATATACGCTTATATATCCTAGTAACTATCTAGGGATTATTCTGCTAAAATAGTCGTATCATCAAATTCGGTCTGTTCGTACTCGATTTAATTCCTAGCAACGCACTATGGTATTACGTTCAATCCATAGCATTCTACTAGGAATAGTCAATGCAACATTTGTACATATTCAACCGTCCGCAAAATGGAGTCAATTCTCCATGTGAAATAGCCGTAGAGGGTGGCAGGTCAGATGGACGGTCTGCCTCTATTCAGCCGATAGAACCTGACGGAAGATGTTGGTCACAGTCTGACCTGATGGCTAACGGTGTAGCTTTTGGAGATAGAGGGTTGTAGGGAGAAAGAACCTTTGCAAAGCATCTGGTTGTTGTTTCCGGTTGTCGCTCCATTTTGGCGTGGGGGCCTCAAACAATTTATTTGTTTGAGGGGGGGAGTTAGGGGGATTATAGGGGGTAATAGGGGTTGTAGGGGAAAGAGGGGGAAGAAAGGGGGGAAGATTGGCTGTTTTTGCGCTGCACCACCACATGGCACTGATAGTCGCAGCCGTTTCGTCTCATGTGGTTCGCTTTCGTCTCAATCAGCCCTGCGATTAGACGATTCTTTCTCAAATCCAGACCTTGCCGTTTTCCCCTGATAAATAACAAGAGAAAAAAGCACGGAATAGTCGCAGAGGGTAGTTTTACCACCTGACACCATTCCATGCTTTTCGTTCCGTTTGTTGATTGGAGATTTTGGCGGAGATTAGATTTTACTCTCTGCTTGCATCTTGCGCATACGCTCCGCAGCCGCTTCTTTCTGTTCATCCGTCATAATTCTCGTAGTCGCAAACCGAACAAGACGCTTGGGCATCTCATACCACTTACCGTCCTTGTCCTGCTTGACCAGCTTGTACGACATAGGCTCCCGCTCGCACAGCTTGTCGAGCTTACGCATATACACCGGGTCAGCTGTGTATACCGATGCAATATCCTCCGCTGCGTTGAAGTTGACAATGGTCTCTTGTTCCAGCCGAGTGATGTTCATAGTTGTTTTCCTCCGTTTGTTGATTGACGAAAAATATTTATGAGGTTCAGACGATAACTTTATCGCCCTGCCCCTGTTATCTGTTTTTCTTGCCTATTCTACTGTGATGATTGGAGCGCAGAAGCGATGTTATATGCTTTTTTGTCCAATCTGCGCAATTCAAGCTTAGTCGGAAGCAAACCACGGCAAAAGTATGCACTCCCAAAAGGAGTTCCTTTTACTGGGCTATCCATGTGTTTTGGATTCATAAAATCTATTCTCTGGTCGAAACAAAGCATTTGAACGTCATTTTTGAAAATCTCAAATCTTGTTTTCCCTTGAATGCTATTTGCCGGAAGAAGTAATGCAAATGGTTTATTTAACTCGTATGCTCTACGAAGAACAGCGTCTTTTTTGCTAAACGGCGGATTTGAAACAAGAATGTCCCATTTTTGAGGTTCGTAATCAAAAAAGTTCTGCCCATAGTCAATATGGCTATAAATCACTTTATTCCCATTGTTTTCCAAAACACTGACAAACGCAGACCATTCTTTGTCAAACGGACACCAAATAATCTTATTGTCTGGAATAAATTCTAAGAGAGGTCTTACGGCATACCTTGGCGTATACTGTTCATCTCCGTTTTTTGAACTGTCAGATTGTAAATATCCTATATTTTCTGCCACAAGTTATCACCTCACATCCACACGCATTCTTTGAACTGCTGGGTTTCCATCTGGAATGTGATGTCTAGTGACCCTACGTTGCCCTCTTTGTTCTTCTCAAGCGCAAAGTGATAATGCTGCTCCGGTCGCTTTTTTGTGGTCACGTTCTGTGCTAGCAGAATGATTGCATCTGCGTCCTGTTCAATCTGTCCGCTCTCTCGCAAGTCTGCGGCAGTCGGTGGAATGCCCGTTCTTGCTGTCTCTCGATTGAGCTGCGCAAGGGCCACCACCAGCGTTCCTGTGGACTGTGCGAACTCATGCAGCGCCATGCTGATTTCCGTTACGGCACTGTATCGGTCTTTCGCTCCGGTTTGATGGATAAGCTGCAAATAGTCGATGAACACCACTTTTGCCTGCATCCTGATAGACTGCGTTCTAATCCATCCAACGCTCTTACCAGCGGCAGAGCGGACATACAGCGGATATTTCTTAATGGCTGCCAGTCGGTCAAGCTCGTTAATGCTGACAGTTTTGTTTTTGACTGCGTGCAGCGGTACGCCTAGCTGGTTTGCGATGATACGAGCATAGAGCGTGTCCGGGTCGGTCTCTAGGCTGAAATACGCCACCTTGCGTCCGTTCTTGGCTATTTCACAGGCAAGTTGCAGGGATAGAGCAGTTTTACCGGCAGACGGTCTGCCGCCGATCACAACGAAGTTGCCCGGAACAAGATGCAAGTTGTTGTCCAGCACTTTAAGCCCTGTGCTGATATACTCCGGCTTATCATCCAGCTTGCGGATGTAGTTGTCTATGCCGTCACACATCGGGATGAAATCGCTTCTCTCGTTGTGCAGGTTGATAGCTTCGCCTAGCCGTTCATAGATGCCTGTCAGGTCTGCATATCTGGTTGAGCCATCAACAATTTTGAACGCAATCTCTCTGGCTCTGGACAATGCTGCTTGTTCCTTGACGATCCTAGCCCATCCAAGCATCATGTCATGGGTGACGTTTCGGATGAACTCTGCGCCGAAGGCATCCAGACATTCACCCATTGCTTTCTTGCAGTTATCGTACCGCCCCATGACTTCTACCGGGTTCCACTTGTCGTTGTGCTCCCAATAGCCACGAATGGCAGCGAATGCTCTTTGCAGTTCAGGGCAAAAATCTTCAATCTCCAAGTCCTGCAAAACATCAGCGTATTCCGAGAACGTGAGAACTGCTCCCAGCAGGATGTATTGGGTCTGATTTTCAATATTCACCGCAGAAAGTCTCCCTCGTCAGGCAATTCAGCCATTGTCTGCTGATAGCCACCGTTCCAGTCCTTCACGTTACGCATCCAGTTCCGTGCAGCAGCTTTCCAGTCCTTCATAGGCGATTTTCCAACCTTCCAGCCATTTGCCGTGAAGTGGTCAACAAACCGCTCTGCTTCTGATTCCATGTAGCCCTTGTCTGCAAAGTATTCTTTGGCTTGCTCGATAGTCGGTGCCTTGAAGCGTTTGACTTCGTTGGTATTTTTCTTTTCACATTTTTCTTTTTTATCAGATTCAGATACAGAATCAGATACAGATAAGCTACCATTCGTATCAGTTGGTATATTTGGTATACCATTTATACCATTCGTATCCTGCGATACCATTGGTATTCTTTCGTATTTTTTATCGTTCCAACGCTTGTTTATATTTTTCTTGTTTGCTTCTCGTCTACGCTTATCACGTTCTTCCATCTTCTGCACGTTCATATCATCGAACGCTTTTACGACTTTCCAGAGCATCCGCATAGCACGGTCGTTGTCGTATGCTGGCTCAAGTCTGGTCTCAACGTATTGTGCATAGTTGCGGATGAATGCTCCAAATTCCTCGTCTGTCAGCTCGTCCATTGCATGGACGTGCTCCAGCAGAAGAATCATTGATGTTCTCGGCTTGTGTTCCTGCTCCATATTCAGTCCTCTTTGTAGCGTTTGTTCCATGCTTCGACAGCGTCCTCCGCTGTGTCAAACAGTACACCGCCCATGCTTTGGCTGTCACCATCCGTACAAAGGACGCATCTGCCCCACCCTTCGTGATGCAAGTCATAAGAAAGCCCACTCCACGGGTCTTGTTCGTAGTCGCACCCTAAACGGCCATGAAAGTTTCCTTCATTATCACACACGCCGATGTAAACAACATTCTTTCCGCAGAACGGGCATCTCTTGAGTTCTGTCATTTACTAAATCCCTCTCTCGTTCTCGTGATTCTCTTATGCGCCTTGACAGGCCTTGTGCCTTTGCCGTACGCTGGGCGGATATGTTTTGCCTTGATATACCCGCAAGGCGGCTTCGGCCCAAAGTAGAAAAGGCTCAAGTCCATAACGATGATGCCAAACTTCTTGTTCGTCATGCTTACTGCTCCTTACGCATACCATTTCGGTGCTTCGTTAAAGATTTCCACACCTTCTGTAAAGCCAAGCCTATCTAAGGTTTCGCACATGATGCCGTCCATCATGCTATGAACAATTTCCTCGTCATCTCTGTACTTTTGGCACGCTTCCCGCATTGCTGCCGTAAACGCTGCAATCATATCTTGCGTAATAACGATATTGTTTTCCATAAGCCCTCCTACACCATCGGAAACGCCATCCAATGCGTCACCGTCACATCTTTCGGCAGTCTCTCGCCTATCTCGTCCCAAAACTGACCGTCTGCGTAACAGCCAAGAAAGTACGTTGTTGGCGAGATTCCTTGCAACATTTTTCCATCTTTATCGTGCCACGTTTTCTTAGTTGCAAGCAACAAAGGTGTCGTTCGTTCTTTCGGCGGTTCGCTTGCTGGATGCCATATCGTGCTATTCACTCAATCTCCCTCCCATACACCATCCGGGCGCATTTTTGCAAATGCCAGCAGTCCGTACAGCGCACGTTTTGCATTGCCTTCTGTGGCGTGCCAGTAGTCGCTATCGTCTACATCGTCACCTAGTGCGGAGATGGCCTTTTCAAGCATCGGAATGCTCTCTGCGCCTGTTTTGCCATAGATGGAGCGGATGCCCTTGCCACCCAACACATCATCACGACGAAAGTGCTTTCCATAATTATAGGTGATATTAAGCCACAGTTCCTTTGTCCCTCCAATGGAACGAGTACCGCCAGCAACAAAGTGCATATCATCCACTTCAATCGTTTCATGCGTTACGGGGTCGCAAAGTGAAATATCATAGCTCATTTTCTCTTTTCTCCCATTCTTTGCACACATCTTCCGGGTCTGTAAAATCAGCTCTGCGCTCCGACAGGCCGTTGTAACAGACCCAAGAAAAGCTATCGTGCCATTTACAGGTGGAGCAGGACTTGTCCACAGTACGACAGAGAAGCTTTCCTTTACTATCCAGCAGGACACCGTTGCCGAGCCTCATCCCATCACTCCTATTTTCCAGTTCAAGCCTACGCTTCCTGATTTTCTCTCCCGTTGTCATACTCTTCCAGTTCCTTTCTGATTTGCTGGCGTTCAATCTGCTTTAGTCTCGCCTTTGCCAGCTTGCGGTTGTCAGCCTTTCGGATAGCCCAGTTATTGCGGTGGTTTGCCCAGCAAGCGTATCTATGGCTAAATTCGCTTTGGTCGTACCATCCCTTGCCAATAAGCCCCTTATAAGTCTGCTGACGTTTCATCTTTCTTCTCCCATTCCTTGCATCCATGTTCGTCCCACACAAAGTCTGCAACGTGTTTTGACTGGTCGTTCACGCACACGCCCTCCGGCTCTGCGTACCATTTGCAAGAGCCACAGGACGGCTCGGATTTGTTCTTGCAAGGTTCTGCCGTGCATTGGATAGCCTTGCCAGCAGAAAACTGTTTGATGCCCATGCAAGAGCAATGTTCGGCGGTGCAGTAGAAGTTCATTCCTCTATCTCCTTCCATCCGATAAACTCGCATAAGCCAATAGTGTTATTGGCGCAACGATGAATGAGAACCTTATCGTTTATTTTGAATTTTACGATAAACCCAATCTTACTTTCTCCCATTTCGTCTTCGAACATCCAATCCACAATGTCTTTATTGATTCTTACATCGTCCTCATCCGTAATGGTTGCAAAACACTGTTTGCATCTATAAAGAGCGCACTTTTTCATAATCTTTGCCCTCTCTTTCTCCTTCTGTTGGAATTGAACCGTCCGATCGCTCGCTTATACTTCGCATAGCACTCCGGGCACAGGTCGCCTGTGTCCCTGCGCCACGCCCAACCATTGAAATATTCGTCAGGGTTCATCATTCTGCAACCCAGAACTGCTCCGCAGCGGTCGCACACTCGCTTGTGGTAGATTCCTCTGTCAGTTTGCATTAGTCGTCCACCTCTCTATACTCCACATCAATCTCCTTCGGCAAAGCCGTCTGGTATTTCTGGGCGAGCTGTTCTGCGCTCTGGGCATCGCCCAACGGCTGTTCAGGCGGCGCAACGGTGACTTCTACGTTGTCACGCATACCGAAGTAGTTCTTGGCTCGGAAAATCCACTCTGCCGGGTTCTCCTGACCATACATGCCGTTATATGCCCACATGGACTGCATTTGCAGAATCAGCTTTAATATGTACTTCTGCTGCAAGCTGTCGTCACGGCGCTTGCCTGTCATAATCTGTCTAAGACTAGGCCATTCGATGCCAAGCACCAGCGCAATCCATTCCACCACAGGGGAGATTCTGGCTTCGATGCAAGCATCAAAGAAGAAGTCAAGGCGCTGCTGCACTTCAATGGGGTTGTTCATGTCCACGCTCGGAAGGTCGCCAAAATACTTGGCTGCAATCATGCCGATGATCTTCTTGTCCTCTTCATCACCGATTCTCGACTGCAAATCTCCTGTGTTCATCATCTTCGACTTCTCGATAGCTAACTCTTGCTGTTCTTTCACCTTTTTACTCACCTGTGAGCGGATAGATTTCCGTTTGTTAAGCATCTGTTGTTTCTTCTTCTCACGCTCTTTTTCACGTTTCGCAGCGGCTTCTTCTTTTGCCTTTTGCGCTCGCTTCTCACGCTTTTTCTTTTCCGCTTCGGTCAACGGCGGTCTGCCACGACCACGCTTCGGGGGTGTTGCCATGTATCAAACCTCCTTTGGCGGTTCAGGAAGTGGCATCCAGTGCGTAATTTTGAATGCGCTGGCATAAGGCTCCATAGTCGGATAGCACCAACATCCACCATCAAAGTTCATTACTCGCATAACACCCATAGAATTTATTGTCAGCACATCTTTAGATTCGCCATATTCAGCATTCGGAAGTTTATTTTTTACGCTAATCCATTTGTCAGGAAAACCGTTCTCACTATAAGAAACCGTTTCAAAATAGTGCGTAGCCATCCCAAGTTCTTGTTCAATATCGTTTAGGATGCTCTTGTCATCCTCGTCCGCTTCGGTTTCGAGAACAAGGTAAATCCGCTTTTTCACACTCTCACCTCTTCATTTTCGTTTCGATTTTATCCAGCTCGGTTGCAATCCACCAGATGGAGCAGCAGCTGTCCAACTGCCGCCACCAAGCGCACTTTTCTTTCTCGCACACGCACCGACCAAGCGGATTGCTGGCCATCTTTATCGGGCAATAAAGTTCGTCGTCCATTAGTTATTCCCCGTTCATCTCATAACATTTGCTGTAGTTCTCGTTAAATCCCAAACACCAAGCTAACTCGGAAGCCATTTCCTGATAAATGCCTTTGATATTGGGCTCAGTTTCTGATTTCGCACAGCCGCTATAAAGACCATACAGAAAAGCCAGTCTTTCACGCCCTACCATGTTGATATCCTGAATCATCATTTCCACCCCATCACAACAGCCGTACAAACGGCCAGACACACGTTGACGAACATCCAGACGAGCATTGCCTGCCGTTCTTCAAACAGGCTGTTCGCCATGTTCTTGATTGTCCGTTCGGACTGAACTACTACCGCCAGCAGGACTAGGCAGACCAGCCAGCGAGTTGCAAATTCAAACATTGTTATCCTCCATCAAATCGTACCAATGCTCTGACAGCCTTGCAGCGCCCTGCAACCGTGCGATAGCAAGTTGTTCCTTATCCATTAGCTCCACCTTTCTCTCAACTCTTTTTCGACCTGTTCTGACTTTGCTGTGATGTAATCCGCAAACTCGTCAGGGGTCATGTTCTCTTCTTTGAATTTGCCGACCATCTCCCAGTACCTGTCACCAATGCAGATGATTTTCTGCACCTGTTCATCGGTCAGGTCTGCATCGCACCGAAGGTTCTGAATCAGTGCGCCCCATGTGGCGGCAACGCCATCCAGAGCCATGCGAAAGCCGTACAACTGGTTCTGTCGTGCGATTTTGCGGAGGTTGGTCAACTTGACCTGTTTGCCACACAGAGGGCAGTTTCCAAATTTATTCATCCGACTGCTCCTTATTGGGGGAAAGCTCAAATGTAACTTTCAACTTCTTGTTTCCAATAACGCCCCACATCTTTTCGAGCTTCGTTTTGTCGGAACGCTCCATTTCAGTAATAAAATGAGACAGAACAGCGGAAACTGCTTCATCGGTCACATTAGACTTGCTTCTCCATAACTGTAATCCATCTTTCCGCTGCTTCATCATCGTTCCGGCATAGATGGTTCCGAATAGCCCACACCCAACATGATATTCAGCCATTTTTATTCTCCTTTCCTTCAAGGCGAGAGAGCCAACGTTTGTATTTAGCGTCCTCAATTTCAAGTTCTGCGTCCCAAAATTCGCATTCGGAATCGAGATCATCTCCAAACCAAGCATCGCATAAAGCTTTGACTGCGTTATTTATGTCTGCAATTTCTTCTGTCAAATTCGCTTCACACTCCGCAACGCTCTTCGGGGTCGGGTTCGTGCCATCCAGTGCACGGCGCAGCTTCAATGCAGCCTGTGCCAACTCAGATGCTTCTTCTGCCAACTGTGCCAAGATTTCCGTCTTGGGCAGAATGTCTGAAATTTTCTTGTTCACTTCTGCTCTCCTTTCAGCCAGTCGTTCAGCTTTGCCATGCAAGAAGGGCAAAGAAGAATACTCCACCCTTCTTTCCCGCCAATTATTGGCCGAACTTCAATTTTTCCATTCATTTTGTTCCATTTGTTCCATTCTTCAAGCGTATACGTTTCGCCACACCTATCGCATACCATTGTCATTTTCTTTCTCCAATCTCTTTAATAGCGCATCCACGTCATACCGCCAATGGACACGCAGCCTTTTTGCTTTGACCTCTATCCCCTCTTGCTCTGCCCACTGCCAAGGGATGCTCTTGCGGCTCTCGTTGTAACGGAACGTCAAAACCTTGCTGGCAGGGATTGCAAATGTGCGGTTGACCGCTCTGTAATTGACTATCACATGGGCGGTCTGACCGCTGTACCCCATTGCATCCACCATGTCCGTGATGTGTTTTTCCTTGTGGTATTTGCACTTTGCCTTGTCGTACTTGCCGAGCACCTTTTCCAGAGGGATAGAGGGCGTTTCAATGGTTTTTAGCTCAAACAGGTGGTTCATCGGGTATCGGTACACAAGGAAGTCGCAGATGTTGTCGATGGAAAAAGACAGGTTCTCGTTGCCACCGTAGTAGGTGGCAGCACTGTCCTTCAGGCGGTAGCACCACGCATCGGATGGAACGGATGCTTTGAAGTCTGCTTCAAACTGTTTCCCGGTGTTCATTCGTTGTCTCCCGGAATTTTAGGAATTAGCATCCAGAACTTGACTGGGTTTTTATTGTCAATCCACTTTCCGTTTACAAACTTCCTTTTCCCAATCAGATTTTCCCAGATCAAAGAATCGTAAACAGCAAGATAAATTCCATCTTCTTTCGGTTGTTTGTCTTTTACATTTGTCCACGCAATTGATGGAGCGTTTTCAAGCTGTTCGGCAAGTGCCAAAACAAGGTCAGAAGCGGCGTCAAGGGCAACACCTTTATTGTATTCAGAGTAAATTCCGCTGTTCATAAGCGCTTTAGCTTTGGCTTTTTTACTGTTCCCGGTTTCCTTCCACCCTTCAATAATCGGCTCTACGTCAACAAGTCTCATCCTCGTTCACCTCTAAATTCACTTCCGAGATACCGCTTCTTACCACGCTCCCGGTGCTTATCCTCGTAGTCACGGTGGTATACGCTCTGGCTGTGGTTCAGCTCATACACGAATGCCTTGCGCTCCTCGAAGTCTTTCTTCTCTGCCTTGTACTTCTCGCAAGTGTCGTGGCAAGCTTGGTGGCGTGATGTGCAGTTGAGACAACAGGTAATCATTCCAATTCACCCCCAAGTATCTGCCATAGCTTTTGCAACGCCCGGAAAAGTTTTTGCACGGCTCTTTGCGCGGTCAGTGGTAAACATGCCCTTGTGCTGTTCACTATGCTTGTGCGAGTAGGAACCAGACGGGCACCATGTCGCGGTAGGTTCTACGATGTTTGTCGGGTGCAGCGGCGGTACACCGCGTTCCCACAGTAGCGTTTTCTTGCTGTAAGGATGTCCGTACTCGTAGGGCTGGATTGCCTGCGTAGGCTTTGGGTAATCAAAAATCTTGCTGGGGGTAGGATTCTCAATCACCACTTTTTCGCAATCTGCCGCCCACACGGCAAGAAAAAGCGCCTTGCCGCACAATCCCTCATAATACCGGGAAAGATTGAGCTTTCCTCCCTTGTACAGGTGTCTTGCTCCCGCGTTGCTCGTCTTTGTGCAGGGGACAAATGCGATAATCATGTCCCAGCGGGGCACGTCATGCACGGTTCCGTCCATGGTCACGACCCGCCCTCCCTCGATAGCCTTTAGGCAGTCACCGAGAATATGCCATTCTGGATGTCCGCCGGACGGCTCAATCAGGTCGCAGGAATAGGCTTCGTGGCCTTTTGCGCGAAACGCTTTGCACACTTCTTGCGATTCCTCGCAGGCAATCAACACTTTCATATTTCCAAACGCCCGTCCAGCCAGATAGCGCAGCTCTTATATAAGGTAGGCGGTCATGGTTTATGTCCTAAAAGGGCAAATCCGATGAATCGTCAATCACAGAGAAGTCGTCTGCGTTACCCTGAGAATAGTTCTGTGGTGCATCCTGCGCCCGATCGGCGGGTTTGCTGTCAGACTTGCCACCGCAGAAGTCAACCTTGTTCGCCATAATTTCTGTTGCGGTGCGGTTGTTTCCCTGCTTGTCGATATATTTCCGGGTCTGGATGCTGCCAGTCACCAGAATTAGGCTACCCTTCTGGAACCACTTGGAAACGAACAGTGCCGTATTACCAAATGCGGTGCAGTTGAAGAAGTCGGTTTCCTTCTGACCGCCACTCTGACGGTCACAAGCAATGCTGAACGTGCAAACATCCTTGCCAGACTTCGTGACCTTAGCTTCAGGCGTGTGAACCAGACGCCCCTGAATTGCGATAGAGTTGAGCATTGTTTAGCCCTCCTTCGGCTGTTTCTGTGCACAGTCCCAACACAGGACGCGCCCAAAGCGTTTTTTCGTGCTTCTTGCAGTTTCCAGCGGAGTGACTGTGCGGTTGTTGTACTGAATAGGCTGCAACTGCTTTCCGCAGCAAGCGCATGGGGGGATGGTTTCCGCTTCCGTTTGCTTCTGCTCAGGCTTGTTTGACCTGCTTGTAGTCTGCTTCTGGTACTCGTCCGTGTCAGCGTCCTTCGTATCGTCAATGCAAAACAAACCGTTCAGAGCGTACTTTCTGGCGTAGCTGCTTGCAGTGCCGGTAATCTGCGAATCGTCCATGCCCTTCTTAAACTCAGGCTCACGAGCGTATGCAGTCACCGTGTAGGTGGCACCATCCTGCGATTCAACCGTTGCAGTGGCTTCGATGTAGTGCCAACTGTCAACGATAACAGGTTTGTCGGAAAGCCGCAGCACAAGGCTATGCGCTTTCAAGATGGGCTTGACCGCTTCGAGAATGTCCTCGCACGAGCGGTACTTGTAGCCGCCAAATTTGTTCATCTGCCCCTTCGGGGCTTTCAGCTCTGACTGAACAGCCATCAGAGCTTCATGGATTTTGCTGTTGTCCATACGTTTCCTTTCTTTGGCTTCATTAGGCATCATTGTTCTTACTTCGGCTTAACTTGGCTGTACAAAATCACCCAGCTATCAGTTCTGCCAACTGTGCGCGGAGGTCTTTCAGCTCTGCTTCCCTGTCCTCAATCTCAGACTGTAAGTCCTCAATCGCTGCCAGCCGGTCAGCTTCTTTGGCTTCTGCTTCCTGCTCACGGGTTAGGAAATACACGCCATCATCCGGCTCTGTCACGCCACCGAATCTGTCAAGGTTAATCATTTTTCGACTTCCCTCTCTTGCGCTGTTCTTTGATTTGCAACGCACTGTGCCACTGGTCTTTGTCGATTTCGATGGTAGACCACCGGTAGTTACATACAAGGCACTTCTTGCGTCGAGCGATGCTGTCATAGTCTGATCGGCTATCAACCGTTGTGATGTTGTCACTACCGCACATCGGGCATTTCATCGTGCATCCCTCCACTCGTTGGTGTGATGAGGAATGCGTTTTACTTTGCGATTTTCCCGTTCGATACGTTCATTTTCAGAGCTGACCCCAATGGCGCACAAGATGAGTGCTGCGGCGAGGAAGCTACACGAAAGGAAAACGTATCCAAACATTGCTACTGTGCTCTGACTTTTCTGGATTGCATCGCCACATCCTACTGAAAAGATCGCTAACGCGATTCCAAGCGTACAAAGGACATTAGCTTTCAGGCTTTTCATTCTTATTACCTCCAAAACTAAGTATCCATGCCGTAGCCATTGCCACAGATGCCGTAATGATTCCACGGGTAGCTGATGCACCTACCAGAATTCCGATGTGATGCACCAACCAGAGGTTCAGCAGAAATACCGCCAAAACCACTGCCAGTGCTATGCCCCACATCAGGGCAACTTCAATAAATGCTTTCATCTTGTCTCCTTTCATTTTTGCCGTTGCTGTTCTGCTCCTAGCTACTCAATGCCTTAGCCTATTGTTTCTATTCTTTTCCGTTGCCTTTGCGTTTCTATACTCCGCTCCGCCTTTGCTTATCAAAGCTACGCCTTGCATCCATAGCCTTTGCTTCGCCGCTCATATCGGTTCCATGCAATTCCATTGCACTCAGTCAAGAACTTCGTAGGTATAACGGCCTTTGCCACTGTTGCGCCACTGGCCGATACCACGCAAAGCGCCGTAGTCCAGCCATTCACGCACGACCTTCTCGTGAGAATCGTCCAGAAGAACGATTTCAAACTCGCAGGTCGAACCAGCGGGAATCTGCTCGCTGTTGGCAAGACTGACGCGCTCTCCTTGCGCTGTCTGTGCACGGAGTGGGCGCTGGCACTCGGTAATCTCGCCGTTCACATGAATGGGAATCATGCGGGGCTGAACGAAAATCAACCCATCAATGACCTTCTTGTAGGCCGTCAGCTTGCCGCTTTCGTTCACGGCCTTCTTCTTGCCAGTTTCGGTCTTGCCACCGATACGACCCAGCATACCGCAAGAATCCTTGAAGAAACCCTTGATCTGGTAGTCATACAAGATGGGTTCGCCGTTTTCGTTGCGAGGGAACACGGTCATGCCCTTATCTGCCACAGCATCAGCGCCCAGAGCAGAAACCTCGTCCTCGATGGTATTTGCATCCGGGGACTTGCTGGCGATGAACTCGCGTGCAATGTTCTGATTGCTAGGCCATGTGCCGAGAACTGCTTCGGTGAATGTGATTTTTACCTTGATTTTTTTCATTTTTGCTCACTCTTTCTTTCTCGATGCGTTCTAGCCGGTCTTTCTCCCGGCTGTGCCAGCGAATTTCTCGCTTGCCGTAGTATTTACCGTTCATCAGGGGCCTTCACCTTTCCCTGTGCAAGTAAAGTACTGTAATGGCCGTAGCTCATGCCATATCGTTTTGCGGCATCGTTCATCTGTCGCACGGTATACTTTGGAGGCTCGCGCTTTTGAGGTCTCGCACGTTCTGGCTCCTGCACATCCCAAGTAATTTTGAATTCACCAGATGCTTTTAACTTATTCAGCTCTTTTTGCTTTTTGGCTTTATACTTTTTGGTCAAAGCCTTGTTTACATCTGCTGCGCATTCAGGGTGATACTTCTGAGACCAGACCTTCCGAACCATTGGCTTCTTGCACCAAGCGCATAAAGCCGGTTCCGGCTTAGCCTTGATTCCTTTCTTTATAAGAGCCTGCCGTTCTCTGCGAACAATGATTTTACATTCTTCACAGTATTTCTTGCACGGATTTACAAGGCCAAGAAAGACACCGCAGCGCTCACAGTACTTTTCTTCCACGCTGCATCTCCTCTTTCAGTCTGGCTTCCCGATTGTGGCGCTCAAAGCACTGATTGATGGTCTTCTCCATCCAAAGCACCTTGTTGGCATCGTTTCGGGATACGCCAGCTGCCATTGCAAGCTTCAGTCTGCGCTTGCGGCTTTGCGCTTTACGAAATTTCATCACCAGCACTCACCAGCCTTTTTGATGATGAACTCAGGCACGTTCCTGCCGGTAGTCCGACACAGGCAGACGCACTTGGCAATCCAAACATCCCACTTGGATGAGCAGATAGAGCAAGTGCAGCTCGTTCTTTTGCTCTCTTCCAATTCAAGCCACACGCTAATCGAATGAAGCCCGTAGCTTTCAACTTCGCACCAACTGATGCTGTATCCATCCAAGCACAGCTGCTTCATAATCTGCATTGCCAGGCATTTCGCTTCGGCGAGTTCCTCTGCCGTCCACTTGAGCTTGTCCTCTTCGTACATCTTTACCAGTTCGTCAATGGTATGCCGAGCTTCATCTGGGTTCTCAAGGTCAACTTTCAAATCCAAATACTGTTTCATCTGATCGCCCCCTTGATGCTGGCTTCCATTCCGGCAGCCATTTTCATTTGCTCGTGTTTTGTCTGGTCTGCATCAAACGCCTTGTCCATCGCATCCATGACAGGTTTGAGCCGTTCCAGTGTGTTGTACTTCTGCTTGAAGCTCTGTGCATCTCGGAAAGCGTCTGCCATCATCTGACTGTGCAAATCCGGGTGTTCCAGAACCTCTTTCATCGGCATATAAGACCGAACAGGCGGTTCATCCGGCGCAACCACCGTAACGTTGACGTAGGCTCTGACAGGCTCCTGCGTATCCTCGCTGGTGATGCGAATTGCTCCAATCATGTGCCGTGCCTGACCCTGACGGTACTTCTCGGCGGCAACTTCGTCTCTCCACTCGAAGTCGTTATGTAGAACCGATTCCTTCGGTCTAGCATAATCAACAACCAGCTCCGGCGTTAGCTTGCCGCTGTTCTGCCGGATTTCTTCAAACGCACCAGCGGCTTCATCGGCAGTTGCCTTGTAACAGCACTTGTCGTTCTTCCACTGATAACCAGTTTTAATGTTCATTTTTTGCTCCTTTCTGAATTTTTGGCTCCATGCCAGCCGCTACATACCAAACTGCACCCGAACGCATCTCGCCTGAACACACCTATCCAGCCCATCCACACCATTACTTGCCGTCCGCGACCAACCTCGCCAGCCTTGCCGCGTCTTAACGCTCCGCACATCAACTCAACATAACGCACCAAAACTTAACGCACCTCGCCTCGCCAGCCACTCCACACGGCGCCCTGTCTTGCCAATCCGTGCCACATCCCGCCTTAACAGCCTAACCTCGCCGGAACCCAACATAGACCGCCTAGCCTAGCCAGCCTTAACGAACCTAACACTAGCATTCCTAAACAAGCCGAACCCCGACTGCCTAACCAGTCCTTTCCCCGACCTGCCACAACTTACCTTGCCAGCCGTTCCGTTTCAAAAAGCGTTATTCGCTCAGTTCAACATGGAATGCGCCCCAGCTACCGCCCTTTTCGATGCGCCACTCGCCAAGACCGCACTGGTCACCGCCAGCATTCAGCATATTCACGATGTCAGACAGGCTGAAGTTGCCGTTCTCGTTGAAGGAGATAGTAACGTCCATGTACCAATTGGAAAACTCAGGACGATAGCGCAAGTCTGCGGTTCCCATGCCGATACGAACAGAATCCTCACGGCCTACGAACTTCGGCTCACCTTCTGGCTTGAAGGACTTGATTTCGATGAATTCCGAACTGTTGTCGCCGAAAATCATAAATGCTCCACGAGCGGAAACCTTATCCTTCGTCCAACCCAGACGAAATGCAGCGGAAACAGCAGCGGCCTTAACAGCGCAAGCAGGGAAACCGAACTGCTCAGATGCTGCGTACTTGTCCAGCAGTTCTTCCGTCCAGTCAGCGTATGCAACGTCCGGCTTGCCGTTCATCCAGTACAGCGCTTCTGCGATTTCGCCGTAAACGTTCTTAGCCTGCTTCTTGTCCTTCTTAAGCTTCGTGCCCTGCTGAGATGCAAGCAGCTCCTTCTTCGCCTTCTCGCTCCATGCGTGGACAATCAGCGGAGAATCACCGATAATGCGGATTTTGGCGGTTTTCTTAACAATGGGCTTGATGCAGACAACGGCAGCTTCTTTCTTAGTCATTTTCGTTCTCTCTTTCTTTTTTGCTTGTTTGCTCAAATGCGTTTGCAGTCACATCTGAGGTTCGTTTTCGGTATTCTGCTCGATTTCAAGAATCTTGCAGATGCTTTGGATAATCTTCTCCGGCTTTCGCTCACCACGAAGAATCTTGTAGAGGTACGAATCATCAAGGAACAATCCAGTATCGCTTTGAACCTCCTGAATCAGCTCCGTTTGCTTCATACCTCGCTGCAACAACTTCATCTTCACTTCCAACTCAAAGCCAGAACGGAAGTTTTCTTTCAAAATTACACCTCCATTTGCTAAAATCTATTGACAAGTACGGAAAGCTGTACTAATATAAGGGTGTAGAGAGTTTATATTGTACAGTGTTCTGTACTGCCCATGTCTGTATTATAGTACAGGCATCTGTACAAGTCAACTCTTTTGTACAAAATTCTGTGCATTTGTATACTTGCACAAATATGGGAGTGTTCTTATGTCGGACTTGTACAGCAACATCCACGCACTCTGCGAAAAAGAGGGCATCAAAGACGGAACCCTTTGCGGCAACATTGGGATTCGCCGCAGTTTTCTTTCCGAATTGAAAGCTGGAAGAACCAAAAGCCTGTCCACAGAGGTTCTTTCTAAAATTGCGTCTTACTTCAACGTATCGGTAGACTACCTTCTCACTGGCGTACAAAAAGAAAACCCGCCCCAGCAGCCGCAAAGTGAAGTCGATGCAGCAGTGGAGCGGATTAGAAAAAAGCTTGAATCTATGCCGACAGCGCAACGCGAAGCGCTGATGAACCTGATCGAGAAGATGTGAGGCAAGCCCGTGTATTACTTGTTGTGCGGCTGTGCCTTTTGCTTTTGGTTTATGCAGGCATTGTTAAAAGGCAATGACCGTGTGCTATATGGCAATAGCAGAAAATATCGTTACCGTAGAAACCGAAAAAAGAAGTGGTTCTGACCCGGTAAAATAAAAAGAATCCCTTGTGCCGGGCTGGTATAGCTCTGCGCAAGGGATTCTCTGTTACTCTAGGTCTAGTGCTTGTTCCGCTGCTGGAATCTTTTCAGGATGTTCCCGCAGCCATGCAATAAATCGGTCAATTTTCGCTCTTTCTTGTTCGCTCATTGCAGCATATCCTCCCGATCAGTAAATACGATTGTTCATTTGATACGATTATACATCTTTCAGTTGTATAGTCAATACAATTTGAACAACTTTGCAAAAATCGAATGTTTTCTTCGCATCCGTTACTTTTCATCGGGGAAGCCACGAGCGTTCAAGTCAAAAGGGACAACGCCTATCCATTTTCCCTCCAATCACAGCTCTACGAGCTGTCCGTCAATGCGTTCGATGTTATCTGCCGGGTCGCGTCCATCGTCTAAGGCGGCTACGGCACGTTCCAGGATGCCTTTCGCTTCGAGGTAAGCATCTTTATCAGCTTCGTACCCAGAAAGGCTCAGGACAAGCTCCAGCGTCCGTCTGCGGGCGTATGGGACAATCAGAGCATCTACAGTTCGGTTCATTAGCTTTCCTCCCATGGTTCAGGTGTGTGTGGCTGCCCATCGGTAACGCTGGCGGGCATTCCGTCGATGATCGGCATACGTTCATGGTTCCAGATTACAGTTTCTTTCATTTTGTGTTCCCTTCCTCTTTGGAATTTTTTGACAATACAGTTATACCACATCTCGCTGTTTCAATGAAACAGCGAATTTTTTCAATTATTGTTTCACATTTTGAACAATATATCAGTTGAATTTCTTTGCTTTTGTATCATTTTGTCGAAAGAGGGGTATTTATGGATGATTATAGGATACGAGTGGCAAAAACGTTAGAGATGGCAAGAGCGGAATCTGGACTTAGCCAACAGAAGCTTGCGGACAAAATGGGTGTAGGCCGGACATCCATTTTTCGTTACGAGCAAGGGACAATGACCCCAGATGCTCTTACTATCATAAAGTGGTTCGTGTGCTGCGGTGTTGCGGCCAAGCCGTACATAGATGCCTGTTTGCATCCCGGATTATTGGAAAGTCTGGCTGGCGATGCCAGCACCGAAAGAAAGAGGGATGCACTGATAGAGCATATCAAAGAAGCCCATCCGCAAGAAATTGATCTGCTGTGCTATCTAATCTATGGCAATCACGGCTCAGATTACCTTGCCGTTCTATGCGAAATGGTAGCAAACCTTCACACGACTTTGCGTGATCGTGTGTCCGTCTGCCGCACTGTAACAGGTCATTATGAGATGGCACAGGCAACCAAGACCGACCCAGACCCAGACGGAACACAACCCAATATGCAGATTTTATATCAGGCACAGGACTGTGGGGAAGCTGCGGCCATGAAGCGAAACGATTCTTATACCATCAACGAAGAAAACATTTTGCGCTGATTGTCGAATTATCGAAGTTTTTAAGGAAGATTCTGTCCACTTTTTGTACACCTATCGGGCAAATCTACCTTGTCATTCCGTCCCCCATAGGCTATGAACTGACAACATTTGTGCGGAATAAATAACGTAGTAGCGATAATATATAGCTTGCATTTAATCGGCTCGTCAATCCGTCCCCCATAACACTGGCTCAAAAATTTTTTATCCACTTTTTGTACACGTTAGATAAGACTAATCATTGCCGGAAAGACTTTATTCAGCAAATGGAAGGTTGAGTTATCCACAAGCTGGAATGGAAAAATAAAGAAATTGTTGAAAATTATCGTCATCGCCTATTTAACGATGATATTTAACATCTTGTTTATTTCTTGTTTAATATATAATATGTAGATGGGGGACGAAATGACAAAGCATGGGGGACGTTTTGGCAAGTCATGGGGGACGTTTTGACGACCCTATGGGGGACAAAAAGACAAGTCACGGGGGACAAAAATCGTTGACTTGTCCCCCGACCTGTGCTATACTGTTTTTAGACTGATAAAGGAGGTGAACGGATGCCAAAAATATCCGATAACAACCTTGTTGAAAAAAGCAAATCCCTTGTGTGGGCAAAGTTCAGGGACTACACGGCAGGTGAGCTTCGGTTGCTAGAGGTTTACTTGTCAAGAATAAATCCGAGAGACCAAAACAGCAGCCGTGTAGAGTTCACTTTGGCGGAATACAGGGAGCTTCTTGGACTGAAAAGCCTTGATGCACGAAGGATTGAGCCGCAGATTAAGCACTTTTTGGGCAATACGGTGTCGATTCCAATTGACAAGGAGAAAGGCACGTTTGAAAGTTTTGTCTTGTTTACGAGGGCAAAACTGGACTATGTGCCGGAAACGAGATCTTATGTTGTGGCAATCACTTGCAACCCTGACCTTCGACCAATCTTTTTTGATATTGCTGAAAGCGGGTACGTTCGGTATCGTCTACGCTACACATCACGGATGAAATCACAGTACAGCATCCTACTTTATTCGATTCTTCGGGACTGGCTGAACATGGACAGCAAACCGCATGAAATCAGTTTGAAAAAGCTGAGAGAACAGCTCGGTGCAATGGAAGCGAGCTACGATGTTTACAAGAACCTCCGCAAACGAGTGCTTGACGTTGCGGTGGATGAAATCAATGCCGTGTCTGACATTGTTGTGACTTACGAACCAGTCCTTGTGGCACGAAAAGCTGTGGCAGTCAAGTTTAAGCCCAAAATTAAAGCGTCTGAGACGTTGATTGAAGCACAGGCAAGCGAAGTGCCGGTAGAACCTCAAAAAGCCGTGAGAAAGCCCCGTAGAAGCGGATACGATGATTTTGATTGGTCTGTGTGTGACGAATTGGAAAAGCAGGACTGCATTGACGTGGCGAAGGTAGTTGAGAAGTGGATGAAGAAAGAGCATCCAGAAATCAAGCTGCCGAGACGCAGAGAAGCGGTTTACGACACGGTGAAGGCGGCGTATAAGGACATCTTGTCTTTGGACAGGTCTCCGTTCCCTGACAGACCTGTTGGCTATCTGATTAGAAGCGTAGACAAAGCGGGTATTGTAGACAAGTATATGCCTGCGTTTTATTCCATTGAAGCGCTTAACAGCAAATAAAGAAAGAGTGATAAAATGGCAAAAATCATAGCTGTCGCCAACCAGAAGGGCGGCACAGGAAAGACCACCACAAGCACCTGTCTAACTGGTGCGTTACAGTTGCTTGGCAAGAAAGTCCTGCTGGTGGACTGCGATGCCCAGTGCAACGCAACGGACACCTACAACGCACAGACAGAGGACGTATGCACCCTGTTTGATGTGATGACACGGCAAGGCACGGTAGAAGAGGGAATCCAGCACTGTGAAGCTGGTGACATTCTGCCGTCTGACAATGCAATGAAGGACATTGACGAACAGCTTGTCCGGGACATAGGCAAGAACTTCCGGCTGCGAGAAGCCCTTGAAAGCGTATCTGAGCGGTACGATTACATTGTGCTAGACACTCCCCCGCAGCTTGGTCTTGCGCTCGTAAATGCGCTGATCGCCGCCAACAGCATCATCGTACCCATCACAGCAGACCGATACGCACTGGCTGGTTTGAGCCAGCTCTCGCAGACCATCGGCGATGTTCGCAGATACTTCAACCCGACATTGAAGATTGAAGGCCTGCTTCTGAACCAGTACAAGAGCCGTGAGAACCTGTCCAAAGAGGTTGTGGAGCAACTTCCTGTGATTGCACAGAGCATGGGAACAACGCTGCTGGATGTGAAGATTAGACCGTCTATGGGCGTTCGTAAGGCGCAGGCAGAGCGGCACAGCTTGTTTAGCGGTGATACGGCAAAGAGCACCAGCGCAGAGGATTTCTTGGCACTGGCAAAAATGATTGCGGAGGGGGAAGAAAAATGAGATTGATTGACGCAGACAAAGTACTGGAGCAAAACTTTTATACACTCAAGAATTACAGTAAGGAAGAAGCTGGCGCTTGGAGAGATGGAATTGCTCTTGTAAAAGAAAAAATTATAAATGCGCCTATCATCGACCCGGAAACGTTGCGGCCTGTGGCACGGTGGATTGATGCCAATGACCCAGAAAATCGACCTCAACACAAAGGAACTTATATCGTGAGCCTTTCAAATATGTTTGGAACTGTCGCCGAGAATGCTATTGCAAAATATGATGATGCCTACGATGAATGGGTTCTTTGTGATAGCCGAAAAACGGTTTTTCATGCTGACATAAATGGATACTATTCAAACAGTATGAATGCCGAACTCACGCATTGGATGGAACAGCCTAAGCCGCCAAAGGAGGATAAAAAATGAAAAAGTCCAGCAAAAAATCAACAGGCTTGCTTGGCGGGTTTGATTTTCAGCCTATTTTTTCGGAACAGACATTAAGCCGAAGTGAGCCAAAGGAAGAAGAAGTAAGCCAAGCAAAGCCGAACGAAGCCGAACAAGCACAGGCCAAGCCAAGTGAAGCCACAGACAGCCATGCACAGCAGAGTGAAGCGGAATTAAGCTGTATTAAGCCGAAGCAAGCCAAAGACGGCGAAACACAGCCGAATAAAGCCGTAGTAAGCGAAAGTAAGCCAAAGAAGCTGAAACAGGCGAAAGAAGTGCAACGTCTTATCGAACGGGGCGATGTTCCCGGCGCACTAGCCGAAGCTGGCTTGACAAAGAAAAAAATCCCGATGCCGGAATCGCATCAGGGCGTTGCAAGCGGTGACGGCAAGCGTTCCAAGCGCATTACCATCCTTATGAGCGAGGAGGAGCGCAAGTACATTAACCGTGAAGCAAGGCGACACGGAATGACGATCGGGCAGTTTGTGTACGCTCTGGCAGTTGCAGCGGCAGATGGGAAGATTGAGTTGGAAGATTTCTTGGAGGATTGACGTATGATTGTTTATAGACCTCATCGTGGTTCTTTGGCAGATGCCATGAAAGAAGCAAGAACTTTTCTGAACGAATGGCAAATGAAACGGTATGTTGCAAATAACTGGAATCTTGCAATCGGAAGAAAAGTACTAGACCCCGAAGATATTATTATCGACAGCGAATCAACGGACGATGACCGTGTCGGTTGGAAAAATGTCCACATGGTTTGTGCGGCTCGAATCGGAAATGAAGATTATATGAAGAAGTACGGCAATCCGCAGTGCATCGGGTATTGTGCTTACGATGTATCAAACGTGCCAAAATCAAGTCCGTGGATTTGTGCAAAGAATAGTGTTCCGGGAGATACAGACCCGCGTGTTATCGGATTCGATGAATCAGCCTTCGATATTGTTATAGCAAATTACGATGAGCAGTTCAAAGAGTGGCGGGATGATGAGGGCAGAATCCATAACATCACATATTGGATGCCGTTGCCTGAACCGCCTGTAAAATATTAAAATAACAAAGGAGCCATGTATGGAAAATTTTTATTGGGTCAAAATCCAGTACGATGATGACAAAAAATGCAGACACTTTCAAGCTCCGTTCGTGTTGTTTGCGAATGACAAGGATGAAGCAAAGGCTAAAATCGAGCGAGAAGTCCCCGGCAAATTTTCCATCGTTGGCATAGTTGAGCTTGATAAGAGCCTTGTATTCCATCCGCAAGACTTATTTGACATAAAAGCCAAATCTGTACTTTGGGAATAAAAGAAACCCGGTGTAAATTTGAAACGCTGTATATTAAAGAATTACTCAGCCGATAAAAGTTAAGTTCTATGGAGGAATATAATGAACGTAATTAAAAATCGTGATTTAGAAAAAGAAGAAAGAAAGCTTAGAGAAAAATTTTACGGAACGGGAATCCAATTCTATCGTGAGGGCAATGGCATCGATAGCCCAATCACAATGATTATAGGTTTTCCAAGCATCAGAAACACACCGGACGAGGTTGCATCCATTAGTGAAAAACTGATGGCAGCAAGTAAAGCGGCGAAAGAATTTAAGTATAACGGATATTTTGTGGATTATCTCTAATCCGATAAAAGCTGAGATTTAAGGAGTGAGTAGTTATGAAAGTTGGAGATAAAGTTTACGCTGAAGATTGGTGCGAAGGCATTATCGATGAAATCGACGGAGATACTGCCATTGTTGAGTTTGATACTTCTTGCGGAGGTGGAAGACTTTCGTTTTCGTTGGAACAACTTCAGTTAGCTGAGTCTGATAAAAACTAAGTTCTAAAGTTAAAATAGCAGAACCCCTGTGTAGTCGTAATGACCGCACAGGGGTTTTCTTTACTTATCAGCAATGCAATCCCAGTAGAGATATGCCTTGCCATCTGCGGCATCTGCGTCTTCAAGGAACGCCTTTGCCATGTCAGCGTAGAAGCCCGGAGTGTCAACGGACTGGCGTTTTGCCACCTGACAATAATCCGAGTACATCATGTTCATGACAGCCCAGAAATCGTTCGGGTCACAAGTGATATTGCGCTGTTTGGCAACGTCCTGTGTCTGTTCCAGCGTCCAGTGACAGCCCTTCGTGCCGTCAGCATTCACCATGCTGTCACACCATTCCTCCGCTTCATCGTGGGTGAGGTGCTGGCGCGGCATCTTGATAGAACGGCTGTCTGCGCCTCCACGTTCATACTGTCCAGACCGCTTGTCCCAGTCTCCGTTCTGCGAGAAGCCGATTTGCGGTATTCTGCGTCCATTTTCTACGTCAGGGTAGCGGGGGATAGGGTAAGGGTCGATGTAGCGGTTATCCTCCTGCGGATAGTATGAATGGCGGTCATTGCCGTCTTCCAGCTTGCGCAGACGGCGTTCCAGCTCACGCTCCCTGCGGTCACGCTCTTCCTCAAGGCGGTCACGTTCCGGCTCACGATCTTTGTCGTGGTCGCGGAGCATCATCATGCGGCGAAAATTAGTCTTGCCCATAATCTATACCTCCTCAAGAAATGGACGCAGGCGCACCGGCGTGGGAGCGGCAGAAGCAGCCAAGATACTTAAACGTGCCTGTGCCGGTGGCAGACGTCGCTACACGGGTAGCGTAGCGGGTGCGGGTGTGGATGCTCTCGGCGGTTGCCTGAGCGCAGTTGCAGTCGGTCAGAGGGTATGCGGTCGTGCCTGCACCTATGGTAATGACCACAGGGGCGTTGATGGTGGTCGTGTCCGGCAAGCTCTGGGCAACAACAATGCAATATTTTTCGCCCGCTGCGTAAGACCCGGCAGGGATGTTGATGGTCAGAGTGTCGTTGGCGAACGTGACTGCCTGACTGATGACCAAGTGCGGGCAGAGTTTGCAGCTTGTTTTGCAAGCCATAGTATTTTCCTCCTATAAAATCAGGGGCAGAGGTGTCTTACCCCTGCCCCGATGGTTCACCCGGTGTTATCGGGGAGTGTGTAGGTTAGCAGCAGCCGCAGCAGTTCACGCCCACGTTGGGGTTTGCCACCTGATAAGCGGGAATCGGACGAGGATTGACCCGGTTCAGAATGGTATCGGTCTGCTGGGACATCACGGTGGTCAGAAGCGCATTCTGACGATCCTGAGAAGCCGCGAACTTCAGGCTCTGGTTCTCGGCGGTCAGAGTGGCAATCTTATCCTGCGTGAAGTAGTCCATCATGCTGCGGAAGTTGGCGTTGCAGTTGTCCACGATGGCACGGGCGTTGTCTGCGATAGCCTGACGGGTAGCGCAGTCCTGCTGTGCAATGGTGTATTTCAGGTCGCCGATCAACTGCTTGTTCTCGCAGCAGCAGGATGCAAGCTGCGTCTGGATAGCGGTCTGACCCGCCTGCCGTGCGTTGCCCTCCTGCATGATGGCAAGGCTGATGGCGTTGTCGCCGTTGGACACACTGCGTTCCAGACCGTTCACGAGCTGTGCGTTCTGGTAGCCAAGCTGACAAATGGCACTGTTCACGCCCGCAAAGCCGCTTGCAATGTTGGCGTTGATACCGTTGATCTGTGCCAGCTGGTCATAGCCCAGAGAGCAGATACCGCTCTGGATGCCCGCCAAAGAACGGGAAGTATCCTGCTGGTAGAAGCCCTCCGACAAAGCCGCACGAGTATCTGCGCCGCCCTGACCGGTTGCGCCAGTGCCGACCAGATAGGGGATGTAGCTCGCCATACCGTTGTCGCCGCCGTTGCGCCCGTTGCCGTAGTTGCCCCAGCCGAAAATGATGGCGAGGATGATAACCGCCCACAGACCTTCGTTGCCGAAGAATCCGCCGTTGTTATTGCCGCCGTCCTGCCCAGCCAGATAGCCAGTTGCAAAATCGTCCATAACAAAACTCCTTTCAGTTTTGCGTTATGCTATCCCACCGCCGTGTGCGATGGGCAAAGCCAGATAAAAGCGGTTTTTATCAAGTCCGCAAAACTGAGAAGCGTTTCGCTTAGAGGGATGCTTTACCGGGGCAGCGTCAGGTTCAGAGCGCTTGCAAGTTGGTTCAGGTCGATGCCGCGCTCTTTGGCGAGGTTCTTTGCCATTGTCCTGAGCTGCGTTTCGTTTTTGCCCTGAATCAGGTTCAAGCCCTGCATGATAGGCGCGTTCTGTCCGCTCAACTGCTGGATAAGCCCCATCGGGTTCTGCCCGGCACGAGCCAGATTTGCAAGCTGCATGATGGGGCTGTGCGTAATCACATCAAACGGAGAGGACATTGTTATTCTCCTTTCTTCGCAGCGGCAGCGGGCTTTGAAAAGCTCTTCTGCCACTTTTCCAGTTCATCCAGCCTGTGGACGAGGGCGTTATACTCTTCAATAGGCACATACTGCTGTGTCGGTGCAGCGGTCTGCTGTGCCTGTTGCGCCTGTATCTGCCGCCACGCTTCCGGGCTGTAAAACTCCTGCACATAGGATTCACAGGTGTCTGGGTTCAGCCGCTTGCAGTAGATCACGCCGCTGCGCAAGTCTGGGCAGTAGGTCGGTCTGCCGTACAGGTCGGACGGTATTGCCAAAAATTCTTCCCTGCTGGAAACAGGTCTACCAAGCAACCAGCCGCCTTCCTGCGCCGACTGCTGAACAGGCTGCTGCCCATTCATCGGCTGCGGACGCTGCGGTTGTGTCTGTTGCATCTGCGTGTTAGGCAGGGGAGTGGCAAGCCCAACTGTGCCCATGCCACCGTAAGGATTGACAGGCTGCTGTGGAACGTAGGGCGCTCCGGGTGCCGGATAATAGCTCATGGTTCATCCCTCCTATTGCACCCAGTGTACCGTACCGGAAGAAAACGAGAGACAACGAAGGTACAACGAAGGACAAAAAAAGAAAAGCGCCCACACGGAAAAATCCGCATGAGCGCTTAACTGTAAGGATACACACATTGGAGTGCAATGCTAAGATATCACATCATCCAATATATGGCAATGCTTTTAACAAAACTAGTGAAAATAAAACAAAATCCACCAGCCTAAAAGCTGATGGATTATAAGTGAGCGAGTAATCGCCCTGCCACCGAAGCGGCAAAATTGCGTCTCCCACATGGTACGCACTGCAAGTAGGCGGGCAGGAGACTGTATCAACTAAAAGACCCGCCATGATACGCATCGTTGAGAGGCTTGACGGGTTTAGATATCCACCCTAATGCGCTTCTTCGAGAGGCCGGGAGGATTTGTTGGTTTAATTTTATCACGCATCAAGCATTTTGTCAATGCCTTTCAGCCGGTAGCCTATCGCCGTCCGGCTGTAATGTGTCTGTGCTGCAATGTCCGGCAGCGGGAGCCGCTCAACGTACCGCAGTAAGGCTATCTTACGGTCTACCCTCCCAAGCGGTGCGTTTTTGATAGCGGCGGTCATCTGCTGTCGGTCAAGTCCTTGCAGCGCAGCGGGCAGCACTACACGAGCCGCCGCCACAGGTAGCACCGAGCCAAAAAGGCTGCGGCAGCTGTCCGGCGTTGCGCACCATAGTGCCAAGCGCGGCAAACCGGTGACAAAACGTCACCATTTTGTTGACGTTACCAAAATCGCAATGAGTTCGACTTTTAACAGCTAAAAAGTTGAACTCATTTGCTAAAATGGCCGTTTTGGGCCACTTTTTGGAATATGTAGTGCTGCTCATAGTCTTACTCCTTACTCAGTGCCGCCTTCATGCGGTCAAAGAAAAACTGGATCACCCGCCCGATGGTCTCATCGGTGATGGCCCACGAGATAAATCTGCCCCACTTGCTGGCGCTGAGAGCGGCCCGCAGGGTCTTTGCCACCCACGCCTTACGCTCTGCGCCCCGCTTGGTACCCTGGATCTCCTGCTCAGCCCGCTCGATGAGGTCCAGCACCAGCGGCTTTACCGCTGCGCCGTAGCCCAGCCGGATGCAGCCGAGGGCGTAAAAGATAAAGCCGCCCAGCATCAGCACTGCCGCCACCGGGGCAGGGATAAGGTCAAAAAGCTTAGTTGCCAGTGCTTCCATGATTGGTCACTCCTTTTAACAGATAGTTGTCGATGTCGGCGCGGCTCTTCTGCATCCCCTCGCGATTGTTGCCGGACAGCTGCGCGTCCAGCAGATTGCGCACCCCGTCGAGGGTCAGACGGCTCACCTCGTCGATTTCTTCAAAGCGGCGCAGGTCACGGGCAAGGGCTTGTGTGTGCTGAAGCTGGCCCTGCTCCAAGGTGCCGATGCGCTTGTCCATCTCATCCAGCCGCTTGTTCTGCACGTTGTCCGGCTCCTGAGCCTTTTTGATGTACTTGTGGATGATTTCCAGCACCTTGTCGATGGTGATGGCTGCAGCGCACAGGCTGCCCAGGATGCCCAGTACCCACAGCAAAGCTTCTTTTTCGGTCATGCGCCCTCCCGGAGACGGGTCAGGCCCTTCTTGCGGATGATACGGGGGTAGTTGCGCTCGGTGACGTTGAGGTCTACGTTGCCGATGATGCCTGGCACGCTGCCCTTGCTGGTGTGCTGGTGGGCGTTGTAGTTAAACGTCACGTTGGGCGTCTTGCCCGTGTAGTCCGCCAGCCAGATGTCCCACCGAGAGGACAGCCGAGCCATGTCCAGCTCATACTTGTAACCGGTGTAGGTGTAGAGCTGGGCGTAAAAACCCATCCGCTCCACCTGTTCCAGCGCGTAGGCGGTGAGGTTGGACAAGTCAAGCGTGGACAGCTGCTTGAGCTTGTTTTCCTCCACGTCCACGCAAACAGGGAGAGAAAACTCCTTGCCGTACACCGCCTGCCGCAGCAGAGCGAGCTCTGCATCGGCCATCGCCTCGCTGGTGGCGTAGGTGTAGTAGTAGACACCCACGTCCAGCCCGGCGGCCCGGGCGTTGCGGTAGTTGGTCTCAAAGGTGGGGTCGATATAAAGGCCGTCTGCTCGTTTGGAGAGCTTTTTGTTGGTGGATACCGTCTTGAGCATGACGCCCTTGTAACCAGCCGCTTTGACCTTGCGCCAGCCGTCGAGTGTAATTTTGCCCTGATACCGGCTCACGTCGATGTACCGGTAGGGCGGGCCGCCCTCCCAGCCGATGACAGCCTCTGCCTTGGGGGCCTGGGGCGCAGGCTCAGGCCCGCCCGTGTCCTGCTCGTCCCCCGGGCCAAAGATGGCCCGCACCAGCTTTTCCAGAAGCTCCAGCAGTTTACTACCCATCATAGTCCTCCCCCGTGATGCGCTTGTAATCCTCGGCGGTGATTTCGCCCTTGTTTACGCGCTCGGCCAGAACTTTCTTGACCCCTACACGGCGGGATGCGGGCATCTCTGCCCAAGTTTTAGTGCCTGCAATCAGGCGGTTTGCCCAGATTTTATCCATTTTGATGTCCTCCTTACTTGTTGTTGATGGCGGCGTCCAGCTCACACAGCGAGTCCTCGATAGCCGCCAGCCGCTCTTCCGATGCCATGTCCTGCTCACACAGGGCGTCTTCCATCTCTGCGGCGGTCTTTGCCAGCCGCTCCGCCACGGGGCCGGTCTTGTCGGTCATCCGGTAGTGGCGGTCGATTTCGTACCAGTCATAGCAGCGCCCCTCCGCGTCCTCCGCGCTGCGCAGCTTGCGGACGACGCGGAAGCTGTCGGTGATGGTCTGGTCAGGATACTCCCGCTCAAGCTGGTGATAGCCGGTCAGATCAGTGTGGTGGCTGCCCTTGGTCTTGAGGACTTCGATGCGGCCCTTTGTGCCAAATACGTATTCCATGCGGTCTCCTCCTTATAAAGTTCATCGCCTTACGGCGCGGTTATCTGCGGGGGCTGCGGCCCCCTCAGACTCCCCCGTTGGGGAGTTCTTGGAGACGGCAGCCGACGCCATCGTCCATCCGCGAAACCAAATGACTGTTGACGAAGAACATACCGGTGTTTCTGTAATGTTTATAGAAACCGCCAACGAAGAGGCAGGGGCTCGACGAGTCGAAGAACCAGCTATCGCACGAGTACGTGCTCTCGCTGCCGCTTGCAGCTGTAGGGATGAAGACTGGATACCCGCCGGTCGTCTTGACCGTAAAAGCGGACGGAATGCCGTTGGAAGGAACACCCACCGCCGTGCCGCCGCTGCTGTCGCTGAAGTTTGCGGGGTTGAGGATGATGTTGAGGCCGTTGCTATTGTAGTAGCAGCCGTCACACCAGTCTAGCACGTTATCCCACAGGCCCTCGATGTTGCGGTACTGAGTCCCGCAGCCGTAAGTGGTGCGGCTGTTCAGGGTCGTGCCGGTGTGGTAGGGCATCGAGTCGGTGTAACCCATCGACTGCGCGGAGCGGTTGTCTCCGCAGCCGTACCCGATGGCGTTTTGACTGTTCCAGTCGCAAAATTCGACGATATAGAGCAGCCAGACGGTAAACTGCATCGCAAAATCGCTCTGCCAGATGGACGAGCCGAGATTGTGGATGCCGGAGCGGGCCGAAGAGCGGGTGATATTTACCCGGGGGTTTCCGGTGCCGCTCCTATAGCTGCTGTTGCAGTGGTATCTGCCGATATACACCACGTCCCGTTCTCCGTGGCCGTCGCCTCTGTCCATGTGGGCAGGGCTGACGCTGTAACCCTCTACCGCGCGTTCGGCAATTTGGATAGTCATGCCAGCGCCATTTTGCTCCAGTTTATACCAGAATTTGGGGATAGCCACCATCGTGCCGCCGGTGCGTTCACTTTTTACCATGCCAGCCCAAGGCTGCAAGTTATCGAAAGGACTGCCATAGCTGCTTGCACCCGCGACGTATGGCACAGGGTCGGTAAATTCTTCTGCCTCGTCGGTGCGGCTCCACTTGGTGGTGCTGGTGCCGTCCCAGCTTGCGCCGTAGATGTGGATATAGGAAAGCTTAAGGGGGTAGTCCCTATACTCGCTCACCTTCACTCTGCGCTCGGTGGTCTCGTCGCCCAGCGTGGCCGTCACGGTCCATGTACCAGCGATGGGCAGATAGAGCTTGATGCTGCCGCTCTCCGGCACCGTGCCGGAGACGGTCTTGTCCCCGCACTGGGCGGTGACGGTGCTGCCCGCCTTGATCGTCACGGTCAGGGTGTAGTAGGTCAGAGTCAGGGTCTTGGTGCGGCAGTATTCCGCCTGCACCGTCTCCGTGGCCACGCCGGTGCCGAGCGTGGCGGTGACGGTCCACTCTCCGTCGTGGGGCAGGGCCGCAGAAAAGCTGCCGTCCGCAGCCACGCCGCTCACGTCTTTCTCGCCGTCCGAGAGGACGATGGAGCTGCCCGCCTCGGTCTGCACCACCACCCGGGGCAGCACGATGCTGCCTACAGCCGCAGCGTCCGCCGCAGCGCCGGAGATGGTGAGGGTCTTGTCAGTCTCGATTTTGATAGCGTTGATGCGGTCGCCCACGGCTTTGGCGTCTGCGGGTGCGCCCTTGACTGTCAGGGTGGGGTCGGTGCTTACGATAGCCGCTGCATTGTCCGCATACTGCTTCGCCGCAGCTTCACTCTTCGCCGCAGCGTCTTTACTTTTTTCCGAAGAGGTTGCGGCTAATTCAGCAGCGTCTTTTGCGGTTGACGCAACGGTTGCGGCGGCTTCTGCCTTTTCCTTTGCAATGTCAGCCCCTGCAACATCACTCAGAGTGTTGAGGGTGTCGGCGTTCATTGGAGTGCCATCGACAACAGGTTCATCATTACGAATTAAAGTGACGATTTCTGATGTGCCGTCAGATTTCATCATAGTCCAACGCCCGGGATATTTTGCTTTTCGGTCAACAAAATGCATAATAGGGTTCACCTCCGCATATTGTATCTGAACAATAAAGTAAATGGTCCTTTGCCATCGCTTCAATGTCAGACAAAACTTTTTCTACTTGATTGATAACCGCAAAATGATAACTCAGCGCCTCGGGAGTTCCCGGGGTAGAACTTTTGCCGCTGCATTTGGAACGAATGGCTTTCACGTTATCAATCCACCGAGTGGCATCCGCAATGGTCAGATAATCATTGATTGTCCAACCAGCTTCCACAGGTACGGTTAAACCGATTGTTCCTGAAAAAATAAGCTTGCTGTCGTCGCCGTAATAAGCGCTTCCATTTGTAATGTTGACGTAGTCGTTTGCGACGACCCATGAGGGTTCGACAGAGGGCGGGTAGAAGTTGTTGGAGGCGGCGAAATAGAGCTGGTATTCGACACCCTTTTCCAGCGGGAAATCGCCCATGTCCAACACCACGTCGTTGTAGCCGCGGATAATGTCGATGAACTTGTCCACTAGGGCGGTCGTGGAGCCGTACTTGCGCAGGACGGTGCGCATCGTACCCGGCACATAGCCCTTGACGCGGAACTCCAGCGAGCGGAGCCGCAGGCCCGCTTTCTTGGCAGTCAGCGGCATGAAGAACTCGTACTTGGCGGGATAAGTGTCCCATGCAGGAATGTCGCCGCTTTCATTTTTCGCAGTAACAACTTGAATGTTTTGCTGTACAATCCTTGCAGAATAAGATGCGCCAACGATTTCAGCAAGTTCTTTGATTCCATTTTCAATGCGGTCGTAATCGGTGTAGCTGAGCGCACCTTTCATACCAGAAGCCCATTCTTGCTGCTCCTTTTCTGTCCATGTGCCGGTTCTGGCTTTGGCTGTTAGCTCTTTTACACGGTCAATATCTGCCTGTGTGCGGTCTGTAATCCACGTTGCCATGTAATCACCTTTCAAAAAACTAATTTGCCATTGACATCAATTTGTGTAGTTTCGGACAGGGTAAACGAAGGATGCGCGCAATAATAGAGCAAATTAGGCCCAATGGCAGCCGTATGACCCCACAATATTGGGAATCCAGAACTTCCGTCGATGGCAGTGTATTCAAGAGTTGTAACCATCCTACTCAGAAAATCTTTACGGTCGCTGGGATGGTAGCCAGAGGCATACTCGGCACTATAAAGGAAAGGAGTTCGAGTGAACACACGGCAGCTACCATCAGTGATAGCTGCATTATCGGCAGCAAGCATGGATTCCAATATGCCCTTGGCCTGCGGGAACGAAGTTCCTTCATTGTATTTATAGTCAGGAGAGTTCTTTGTCCAGCCAAAAACGTCATTGCCTTCGCAATCGCCTCCAAATTCATGCGCAGAAGGCAAAAATACAGCTTTAGACATAGTGCTCACCTTGCTACTTCCAACAGAGAAATCCATAGCAGTAAAGCCGGGAGTGTAATAAAATGTAGTGCTGCCAATTGCTTCTTTTTGTGCCGAAGAGAAGGTATTGAGATACTCGCCATTAAGCCATGTATTTATATCGCTCTGTGCATAAGCAGACCAACTGGAGTCCCAATTCATAAGGGTTGGATAACGCTTACGAATTAAAAGCGTACGTCCTACCCCGTTCAGCTCGCTCTCATAGCCATGCTTGGCAACAATGAACTCCACGACGTTGTTACCCTCGTCCATAAGCACTGTCTTACCCTCCGGAATATTGGAAAGATAATATTCAGTGGTGAGGAACGAACAGCTGGCAGAATTGCCGCCAGCAGAAGCAGTAACGATAGCCGCGCCGGGGGAGTTCCATTTGACCTGACAAGTGGATTTTCCCTCTGCGTTTGTCAGAACGTGAAGGGAGACGATTCCTTCGGGAGAAGCTGCCCAGTTGATTTTAGGAGAGTCAATAGAAGCAGGGGAGAGGGTGGCAGACAAAATAACGGACTCGCCCCAATCGAGCTGTTCGCTGGTATGGTCAAGAGAAATAGCCTGAGCATCTGCCATCATGTACCCCTCTACAGTACCTTTGAAACACCCATTGAAAGTGTACTTTACATTGGTCGCCAGCAAGACAGCATCGTAATTGAACTGATGGTGAATCTTTACCATATCAAGGGCGTCAATAGTAGGGCTTGCCCGATATGTGAGAGAAGCCTTGCGGCGGTTGGAAAGGACTCCATAAGACTCTGTAAGGGCATTCCTGGATTTTGCAAGGATGTCCTTTGTGAGCATAACATTGCTCAGAGTCTGGCTCACGCCTTTGCCAGAAGGGCTTTCGGGATAAGCGTAGGTAACGCCACCTGCGGTGGTCACCACGTTGAGCATATTTTGAGCAAAGGTGATTTCCGGCCAAGAATAATTGTTCAGTACTGGAATGTCCAACACGGGATTGGAGGTATCGGCTCCGTAGACTCTGTTAATTTTTATCACGCCATCACGAGTCTGGTACAAAGCCATTCCAGCAGCGTTTGCCGCAAGCTGCAAAATATCGGAATTGTGATAAGTAGACTCATCGCTTGTAATGTCGGTGGAGTAATCTTTCAGCTCATCCGAAATATCGAAGGTAATTTCATCCGCTTCCAACAGCTCCAAGGCATCGTAGCACATCTCATAGAGCGTGCCGTATTTTCTTCCGGTGTACTTCGTGCTGGATAGATACAGGAAAGCGTCTCGCGCCTGAAAGGACGCCTCAATACTGTTGGCAGGGACGCTCCACTCCGACAGGAAGAACATTCCTCCGCTCACCCATTCAGTCTTTCCATCAACATCCATTCCATAACGAACGGTGACAGGCTGGCGCTCATAGATGTACTTGTAAATCCCTTGAGGGTTTACGGAGTCCCATGTGCGGTCACTGTTGTCTAAACTAAAGGAAATCGACTCCTGAGAAAGCTGCCCGGAGATAGGGTCTCTTGCAGAAGAATGGCTGTAGGACAAGATTTTGGTCTTGTCAAACACCAGATACCTTCCGATTTTCACTTGCTCGACCCTTACTCTTCGGTCGGGGAGACACCACTTCAGCACCTCTACCTCTACAGCATCAAACCCGGAAAGTTCTACTTCAACGTCAGAACGAATGGATTTGTTTCCGTTCACAGTCACGGTTTTCAGCTTTTTGGCCCCAAGATATGCGCTGACCGAAAAATCTGTAGCGTATTCGTTAAACGCTGTAGACCAGCAAATTGAAACACCGGGAATCGAAGATTTGTTTTCGCTCGGAAGCTCAAGCCGAATAACAGGGTGACTTGAATCGTCAAAAATCTCGGCGCTCAAAAAACCAGTAGTTCCATACGGAGGGGAAGAAGGAACGATGCTACAGCTTCCATCAAGAACAGTGAGATTGGGCTCTCCTGTGGAATATCTCGAAATGGAAGCGTTATCAGAAAGCGCAATATTGTGAAAGGTGGAGAACGGGGCTGCCGATGACGTGACGATGGTAGCTTTTTTATTGATGCCAGGTTCAGTGATTCCGCAGGTAATCTCTACAAAAGATTCCGGAACAAGGGTTTCGTTAAATTTTTCTTTCCACTTATCGGAGACTTCAACCATACGTCATACCTCTACAAGAGAAAGTTTGCACCCTGTCCATCCCATCACGCCACCGGTTTTTGGCCCTCTACGCCACATGCCGCCGGTGCGGTCGGAGACATACATCTGGCGCGTGGTATAACCGGCTGTGGCTTGGTTATAGAATTTAACAGTGCAGTAAAAATTTGTGGTGAAAAGGCTTAAGATGTCGGCCCACTGCCGCGCGGTAAGGTAGTTCCATGACACGGAGACCTTTGCCACATCATGCCGCACGACAGCGCCAACAACTTTACCCTGAACATTTCGCCCAGAGTCCACGATCGTGCTAGTCGTTCCCTCGTAAGAGGAGGGTTCCGGCAGCTCTACGCCATTCACCGTAACCAGTGCAGGAATATTGGCCATCTGAACCATCCTTTCTTAGTAAGAGTAAACTTCAGTACCCATAATGGACATGCCACGTTCTTTCTGCGTTTTTTCAACAGAAGCGGTGAGCTGCTTGCCATCAAGGTACACTCTTACATCTCTTCCATCAGAGATTTCCTCTCCATACCGCTGCCAGATGTCGAGGAATGCATTGTAGCAGCCGTTGTACACAGCATCTCTCATCTCTTCGGAGTTTCCACTTGCGGCAGAATAGGTGCTGCTATACGAACTAGACCCATAGGTAGAGTCATAACTGGATGTGCCAGCATACTGAGAGCTGTCGCTATAGTTAGAACGACTGATACTTCCAATAATGCCTGCGATAGCAGCGGCAATCGCCACGCCACCGGCAACCATTGCAAAACCGGTAGGAATGCCAAGCACAGACAACGTGCCACCGATTGCTTCCAGCATGGCGGTAAAAGCGCCGCCAATCGTAGTAATCAAACCAGCTACGCCAGCAAGCATCTTCGGGAACTGGCTCAGTAAGCCACCAGACAAGCCTTTACTGATTGCAAGCGCTGCGGTCGAGAGCGGAGTCTTCGATTTAGTGAACACGCTGGTAATGTTCTCGACCATTTTTGCCGTATTTTGTGTGGCAGCGCCAAAATTCTGAGTCAGTGCGCTCACCAGATTTTTGCCAATGGTAGCGGCTGTATTCAGCAGAGAAGAAGCTTGGCTTTTCAATTCTTTGCTCAGTCTGCCAAGCAAATCGCTTGCAACGGACTTGACGTGTTTACGCTGCTCATCGCCCATAGCTCCCCAGATGGAAGCAGCAATAGTAGTGCCGACCGTTTTCCAGTCGCCACTCTGCGCAGCCTGAATGAAGGTCTGCACTGTGCCGAAGAAGTTGGTCTTGAGGTTGTTATCGAGTTCGGCCCACTTGGAATCCAGCCCGGAAATGATTCCGTTGACGTAGCTTGTGCCGCAGTCAATGCCATAGTTCGCCATCTCTTCGCCCTTGAGCTTGGTGGCGTCTACGAGTTTATTCATAGCATCGTTGACATAACCGAGGGAGCCAATGATACCATTTGCAAGGCCTTGAACGACATAAACACCGATTTGGTGAAACACTTGCGAAGGAGAATGAATTTCAAGCGCATCTTTGAAGCCATTGACAAAACCATCAGTGAAGTTCTTAATGCCATTTGTAACGGTACTCCATGCATCTTTTAGGCCGTTGATTAGGCCGTCCCAGATGAATTTGCCAAGTTTTCTTAATTCGTCAGGAAGCTTTTTGAACTCACCGACAATAGACGAAACGATTTTGGGAATTTCAATAACAACGAAAGCCACCATACGCTCCCGCCATTTAGAAATAACGTCAAGAGCTTTGAGAATTGCAGTCCAAATATTCCCCGGCAGTTCTTCAAAAAACTTAACAACAGACGAAACGATTTTTGGAACTTCGGTTGTTACAGTAACGACCATGTTTCCGACCCACTCCCCGATTTTGCCGACGGCAAAGCCAAGGGCATAGCCGATTTTTTCAGGAAGAGAGCTAAACCACTCGCCAATGCTACTTACGATGTTCCCAACCTTTTCAGGCAGAGAAGTCATAAAGTCAATGACAGCGTTCCACTTAGTGACAATGATTTGTTTGATGGCATCGATACGCTGTTCGAAAACAGTTTCGACATAATGCATTTTAATGTCGGCTTCTGCGGCAGCATCTGTTTTTTCGCCACTCTCTTTAGCGCCCCATTTAATACCAGCCCAGTGAAGAACAAGGCCAATACCGACACCAGCAGCGGCAACGGCTCCAGCAACAGGAAGGCTTGCACCAACAAGCAATGCAACGCCAGCGCCAGCAACGCCACCAAAAATTCCCATCAAAGCAGTGATGATGGTGTCAAGAACGGGAAATTCTTTCAGCTTTTCACCAAGCGAGAATGTAATTCCCGCAAAGGTAATAAGACCTGCAAGACCGATAGAAAGCGTTGCGGCTGTACCAGCGGCTGCTCCAAGATTGGTGAGCAGTGTGATACCAGTAATAGAACCGAATGCCGTTGTTAAAGCAGCCTGAATCCATGTGCTTGCATCGCCAAGATTGGCTTCGCCGGTGCCAAGCGCATAAGTAAGGCCTGCAAGGCTTGCCACAAAAGCGATGCCCATGCCAAGCGTAACACCATCTGCGCCCATTGTGCGCCAAAGAACAAAAGAGCCAAACGCAGCAGACACCACTTCGCCTAAAAGCTCAAGAGGATTTCCACTAGATGCGTAGCCTTTTGCAAAACTGAATACTAACGATGCTTCGACAACAACTGTTGCAATCGAAAGAGCCAACTTTTGCAAATCCGTCATTTTAGAAATTGCTGTTGCAATGTCCGTCAAGAAATTGGTGATTTTCCACAATGCGAATGCAGCAGAAATAGCGCCAATAACCGGCAGCATATCTTTGATTTTCTGCTTTATAGCGTCAATCTGCTTTGCAAACTCTTCATTGTACTGCTTGAACATATCGTAACCGGACAGGTCTACATCGCCCAAGATGTTGCCAGCAGATGCGCCGCTGCCAGAGCCAGAGCTTCCCTGTGTGGGGTCAATGATGTTCAGTTCATCAAAGCCCATCGTGTAGTCCTTGAGGGCTTTGGCGGCTTTCTTTGTCGAATCGGTTGTTTCGTCCATTGCGTCACCGATGCCGCCAACACTGTCAGCACTTTTGGCAAAGTCAGTGAGCACGACTTTTACGCCCATCAGCTTTGCCACCCACTGAACGAACTCCCGGATAAGTTCAACTGCCGCAATCAGAGGAGGGAGAATGGATTTCATGGCAGGGTAAAGCAAAGAACCAACATCTCGCGCAAGACCAGACAACTGTGCTTTCAGAATGCGAATCATATTCGCAGGGCTGGAGAGCGTTCGAGCAAAATCGCCCTGTGCATCGGTGGTCTGCTTCAAAATTGCAATGTATCTCAAGGTAGCTTTATCTGCCTGAGAAAGCGTGGAAACCTGTTTATTAAAGCCAAGCGCAAGAAGTTCTTGCTGAAGTCTCGCTTGAGAAATATCAACGCCAAGCTGAAGCATTGGCTCAAGTTCGCCAGCCATAGCCGAACGAATCTTCGTAAACGCTTGCGAAATAGGAATATTTTTCAGCGAAGAAAGGTCATAGCCTAACTGGGTAAGGCTTTTAGACAAAGTATATGCTTGCTCTTTTGCAAGTCCGAAACTCTTTGTCATGCTATAAATGTTCGCCATAGCGTTCATGGCTTCTGACGGGTCGATTCCAAGCAATTGTTCCATCTTGTCAATGAAACCGCTTGCTTCGTTTGTCATGTCACCCATCGATACGCCAAACATATTAGCCGCTTCGTAGAAGTCATTGAACTTTGCAACAGCGTTGCCAAGATAATCAGCAATTGCTTTCAACGAAACCAACTTTGCCATGTTTCGCATAAAGCCGTTCATCTGATTGGACAGACTGAGATAGCTCTTACGCTGCTTTTCGTTGGCTGCGGTCACGCGGTTTGCCTGTGTGACCACTTTGCTCAACTGCGGAGGGAGCTTTGCAAAAGCATTGCCCACCTTGTCGAGCTGAGATGCAAGGGGAGTAAGGGCGACGGAAATCTTCTGGCAAGAACTTGCAAAAGAATCGAGGTCGGTGGCTTTCAGCTTATCGGTTAGGTCAGGAACCTTCCCAATCGCATTGAAAGCGCTACCAAGAGCTTTAAGGTTCGATGCGTCCAGAATGGACAGCGGAGCCAAAGCGTTAGTGAGCTGAGTAATGCTTCCAGACATGGAGTAAAAATCCACGCCGTTTAAGCCAGACACAGCCGCAGGAATCTTTTTGATTGCATTCACGACCGTGTTGATGCTCTTTGCGCTTGCGGTCGTGTTGACGTTGGAAAGTCCATTCAGAAAGCTGGTAATTTTGTCCAGCCCAGACATTCCAGCGGATGCCTGTTTCAGCGTTGCAATAGAAGTAGCCAGTTTGTCAAGGCTGTTCACAACCTTTGTGACGTTGCCCTTTGTCCGCAAATTAGAAATGGCGGTAGCGAGCTTGTCGATATTAAGCTCTGCGCCCTGCGATTCCGCAGAAATTTCTACGGATAAGCTCGTAATATCAACATCAGCCATCACTACCACCATCACTTTCCATCATGGAGAACATCATTCTCTTGATTCGCTCCTGCGCCTCAACTGCGCGTTGGTATTCATACTCGTCTTTCTCCTTTTGAGTAAGGGGAATCGGTCTATCCATGTACTTGATGGGTTTAGACCCTTTCTTTCGGAACATATTGCCAACCGTAGAGGAAAGCGCAGATGCCATGTAAAAACCATTTCTCCACGCTTCTGCATTGGCTCTGCGTTCTCGCAACTCCTCTGCATCACGGTATACCTTAGCCAGCCAAACATCGCCGTGCCAGAACTGCTCGTAGGTCATACCGATGGAGATGTAATAGGCTTCTACATCGTGGAACAACTTAGAGAAGGAGAACGATTCTCCCTCTCCGTCTGGTTCCTGAGATTGTGCGGTTACACAATCTCCCACGTTGCGTTTTTTGCGGTCTTGTCCTCAGTGTCGGTTGCCAGCAGGGACTTAGAAGCGTCCATGAACATCTCAAGCAGCGCAGCCATCAGCTCTTCCTTCTCGTCGATGTGGGCAAACATTTCGTCCACGACTTTACGCTTGATGCCACGATTTCGTGCGATAAAAGAACCATAGAACAGGGCGCGGGAGTTGGACAGCAGGTTGGTCATCTGGGTGTACTGGCCAATCTGAAAGCCTGCACGTTCGGTAGCTTCCACGCTGTCACGGGTGAAAGTCAGCTCATAAGTGTTCTTGCCATCGGGGGAATGAAAGTTGATAACCTTAGCAGCCATAATAAATGCTCTCCTTTATAAATAGGGGCAGAACCAAATCCGTTGTTCAGTTCTGCCCGGTTTGATTGATTTGATTTTTGCGGTTTAGCCGCCAGTGACAGTCAGGGTCTCGCTGAACTCGGGCTTCTTGGTGAAGATGCAGTTGATGGTCATTTCCACAACCTCGTCCACGCCGAAGCCGGACAAACCAACCTGATGCATACCCTGCCAAGTGAAGCCGGAGCCGTCCTGCATCTTCAGGGCGTAATACTTCACGGTGTTGCTCTCGGAAGTCTCATCGTAGCCAGCCTCCTTGACCTTCTTGTAGTCAGTCTTGTTGTAGTTGGCAGTAAAGGACTTGGTGTCACTCTGGATAATGCCGAAAATGTTGACCTGCATAGGGTCAGACAGGGTGGTGGCGTCCAGAAGGTTCGGCTCAGAGATCAGGTCGGGCACATCCTTGATGTCGCACAGCTTCGTCAGAGCGGTTGCGCTGTCGCCACAATACAGGGTGGTATTCAGGCCGGAGATAGCAGTACTCATAGAATGTTTACCTCCTTATTTTCGGTAAATCATTCCGTCCTCTCCGATTGTTGCCCCATAGCTGCAATCAATCCGATAGACGGAATTGTTGTACAGCCCATTCAACGGGGCAAACGATTTGCGATAGAACTTTTTGGGTTCGAGAACAGAATCCACGATTCCAACAATAAAGCGTGCTTCTGCACTGCGCCCGGGGTTCTTGTTAGAGTAGACACGCACACGCAGGGAAACGGCGGCGTACTTGCTGTGATCGGCAGAATCAAGATGCACAGGCAAATTGTTATTTTCCTCTATCTGCACACACGGAAACCTCTTAACAGGGCTGTCACTAATTTCGCTAGTAACGAAGATACCGGGAACTTGCTTTCGCAGTTCCTTAGCAACAGCCGTGTAGATGGAATTGAAATAATCAATCAACTATTCCAAACCTCCCTCCACGTTGCTTCAACTTGAGAAGCCATTTCTTCAACAGCTCCCCACATAGCCATAGCTGGTTCGTTACCGCTGGTGTAATTCAACCGTCCCTTGACGGGAACGGTATCCACATAGGTTCCGGCATTACCGGGGTCACCGTAGTAGTACCAACGTCTGCCAGCACCTTTGCCTTGACCATAGGAGCCATGCGCACCAACACCGGGCGGCAGTTCGCCGCCATATCCGTTGTGATGCGCACCGGTACCAAACTCGATAAAGGCGACTGACTTGCCCTCTGCAATGATGGTGCAAATGTTTCCGTTCTGCTCAACACGACAAGAGACATCGTTGCTACCGGCATATTCTGCATTTGCAAAGCGAACTTTCGCTACATCAAGCCCTTTGTCAGCCAACGACTTTACAAACTCTTGCGCCTTTTTGTTCAGGGCGGTCTTGTACTCCTGTATCTGACGTTCCGCATCACGAAGTCCGGCATCGCTCAGCCTCACTTTAATTTTCACTTGCAGCCACCTCTTTCAGCGCATACAGCGTGTCTGTAATATGCTCTGCGACCTTGACCACAGTGTAATTGAAGGGCTTTGAAACGTCCGTTTGAAACCAGACGTGTGTACCTTCGTAAAGCGGTGTGTTGCGCTTTTTGCTCGACGAACTGACAACGTAGCTGTAATCCGTGAACGCTCCAAAAGGGTTTGCTTCCGCAGAACCAGTAGGCGGGCTGACATTCAGCATCAGCTTTGCGGGGTCGCTCCACGATTCGTATGCGGATTCGCCAGTCTCATTTCCCCACTCGTCCACAACAGGCGTTTTCTCGCCGATAGGGTTTGAATACCAAAGCGGGCGCTTGTCCAGAGGGCTTCCATTGAACATCAGCCGATAACACCTACTCTCGGAACTACTTCGTTCAGCAGGGACTGCGCTACATCGGACGATTCCCACACACGAGTAATGCCATTATTGGTATAGCTCGTCTGTCCGTTTGCGCCGATGTGGTTGTACAGTTCCGCTGCAATGCGTATCTGCAACGACTGATACTGCAAAGGCAGCTCGTCCGGTCTGTTGCCGAAGGGGTAGCCCTGTGCAAATATCTTGTCTTTGGCGAAATCAAGCAGCAGGTCGAAGAGTGGGTAGTCCTCGTCCGTGACTTCACGGTCAAGTGCAGGAGCAATGTACTGTCCCAGCTTGACTGCCGCTTCGGAATACTGGTCTCCCATGCTGCCTTCCTCCTTTCGCCTCAGGTTTTCTTTTCATCTGCCTGCTTTTCAATGCACTCGCCATCTTTTCCAAGAAGACAATACTTGCAGAACTCGTTATTATCACCCTTGAGATTACATACTCGCTTGCGTTTACGAGCCTGATTCATGGCGTTTGCGGAAGCGGCAATAATGCCGCACATAGGTACAGGCATGATGTTTCTCCTTAGTAAGCCTTGATGCAGTACACAGCGTCCATGCGCTCAAAGGACGGCAGGACGATTTCGGAAGCGTAGACGTTGGCATTAACCGGATGAACGGTCAGCTCGGTGGTGATGGCAACGCCGGTGTTCACGATGGACACGGATGCACCAGACTGGCCAGACAGCAGGTCGGCTTCCTCAGGAGTAGTGCCGTACCAGACATTGCCCAGCGCGCCAGCGGGGGTGATAACCACCATGCCGTCAGGCAGATACTTCTCGCTTGCACTGTACTGGTCTGCCTTGAACATCTTGTCGTACAGATGAATCTTCAGACCGGTTGCAGATTCGATAATCTGCCGTGCTTCAGCGTCCAGCAGAACGGCGTTTGCCTTTGCGGTGACGGTCATGAACCGGTTCTTCACCTCATCCGCAGCAATCATGTTGCGGAAGGTAGAGGTGTTCATGTACACCTCAGTCACGACTTCGCCCACGCTTGCCAGAATAGCGTCCTTTGCGGCGTTCAGGTCTGCAATGGGAGTTGCGGTGGTGACGTTCCACTTAGACTTTGCGACGGAGACTTCCTTGTAGTTGGTGGACTTCCAAGTGCCGTCCGGGTCGTAGTTGTAGGTGTAGTTCACGCCGTTTGCCTTGATGGTAATGCCGGGAACGCCATTGGTGGGAGCCAGCAGCTGCCAGATCATGCGCTCAGGAACGATACGTGCGCCAGTGATAAGCTGTGCGGTGTCATCGTACAGGCGATTCATCACGTCACGGGCATAGGGGTCGTTGCTGTCCAGGACACGAAGGATTTCCTGACGGTCTTTCTCACCCAGATGGTAGCCCTCACGGAAGAACGGCATCTCGGTCTCATCGAACTTGAAGCCCTCACGGGTGCGGAACGTAGCCTTTGCGTCAAATGCGCTGGGCATCAGAGAAACACCAACGCCCTTGTGACCACGCAGCCACTTCAGGTCGAGACCAGCCTTCTTCTTTGCGGGGAACAGTGCGTCAGATGCAAAGGGCATCGCATTGGTGGGGTCGTTCGTCCAATAGGCGGCAATCGCAGCCGGGGCAAAGACTTCCTTAAGATTCAGTGCCATGTTGTTTTACCTCCTATTAAGCGTTTACGCTGATGTTGTCACGGCAGAAGATGCCGGGAACGGCAGTCTTGAGTGCCTTGATTGCGTCAGCATCAAAGGTGAAGCTGGAACTTGCCGCTGCCTTCTTGGTGTCGATAACACCACGAATCAGCAGGGAAGCATTGGGGTTCTCTGCCGGGTCAACGTCATACAGCAGGATACCGTCAGCGTTGATGGTCTTTGCGCCAGTATCGCCGGTAACGGTAGCTTTCTTGCCAGCCAGCGTCATGGGATAGCCAGCCTTAACCGCAGCAGCTTCGGTCACGGTAAAGGGAATGGCAGTGTAGTCATTGGAAGCAAGGATGGTATCGTTGATTCCGTTGACCGTGTTTCGGGTAAACTTCATGTTTTCCTCCTTGTTAATGGAAAGCACTCATTGCGTCACTTGATGCCTTAGAAGCATTTGCGTTCTGCTGCGCAAGGTTCTTGGCAAATGCCACGCCCTCACTATCAGAGCTGCCCTTGCCATCCGCACCCGGAGGCGTGGGCATATCCTTCAGCAGAGAAGCCTTATATGCGGTGTCATGGGCGGTCATAAACTCCGACTGGAACTTAAACACCTTGTCCATGTCGCCGTCAGCCAGTGCAGATGCAGCCTTTCCAGCCAGTTCAGCGTCATAACCCTGCGCAACGAACTTCTCACGGTAAGATGCAAGGGTCTTTTCCTTGACAAGGTTCTCTTTGTCGGCAGTCAGGGCTTCAATCTGCTTCTGCATCTCTGCCAGCTTGTCAGCCTGTTCCTGTGCGGCGTTCTCGTCATCAGTACGCTTTGCTTTGAGCTGCTTCTTGTACTCGGCGGCTTCGCCGTTGGCTTTCGTCACGGCGTTGCGCAGCTTCTCGACCTCTGCGCTAGGGTCTGCAACCTTTTCCAGCGCAGAAATGATTTCATCGGCGGTCATGCCCTCTTTGTAAGCATCACCAAGCAACACACTGAGTTTCATATCGTTAATTTCCTCCTGCGTTTTTTTACCGTTGCTTCCCTGCAACGCTGCGAAATTTGTATCCCGGCTTCCCTGCCGGAATATGCAAAGGGTTATTCGCCCTCTGTTTCTGTTTCCGTGCTACCGACATTTATTTCGGGAGCATCCTGTTTTGGCTTTTCAATTTGCGGCTTCGGTGCTTTCCCATCTTCGCCCAGCTTGCCGGTAGCAATCAGGAAGGGCTTGCTCATTTCGTAAGCAGCCTGTGGGTCAGGGAACAGGCCTGGCGTAGTGAACGCCAACTGCGGGTCAATCGGCTGCTGAATCATCTGTGCAAAAATCTGAACCTTACTCTGCTGATTGTCGTACTGACGGCGAGGAAGTTTGATGTTGATGTCACTTGCCATCAGCTTAGAACCAGCCGTGTCACGCAGGATTTTCAGCATTACAGACAGGCTTTGGCGTTCCGAGAATTTGAACATATTCTCGTACTGCTGCGCCCTCGCTTCGGTGTGATTCCAGCCGTTTCGGACGATAACTGCGCCCACGTTGTCGGACGTTGCGTTCTCGCTGCCAGTGGCACTAGGCATAGCAGTCAGACTGCGGTACACGTTCAGCATGGAATCAATCAAAATCTGCGTTTGCTGTTGGTTCAGCTCGTTTGCAAGCTGTTTTACATCGGCGGCAAGTCCGGAAGTAGACTTAATTGACATTGCGCCCATAGCCTTAACAGCTTCCAACGCTTCTTTATCAACAAGACAGTTAATAAAGACCATGATGGATTGGATGAACTGTTCTACGCCATCAAGACGATTGCTCTCCAGTAGGTTGATGGCATCCAGAACAGGAATAGCCGGTTCAAACAGACCCATGCGCTCCGGGTTGAGCTTGTATTCGACCATCGGAAGCATCCCCAGAGAATGGCTTTCAGATTTTGTGATCTTGCCGTTGTCGATTTCAAAGTACTGGTTTGGCGTGTACACGCAAATCAGGTCGTTCAGGTCATTCTGATAATTGCGCGGGATATGCAGCACGTTGGCAATCGGCTTGTGACCGATGCCGGAGTTGTAAATCACATACGCCATGTCAGGGTCTGGAACGTCCACCAGCAGGGGTGTTTCGTCCGGGTAGTTGCCGCCATACCCCTTGTCAGGAAGAACGATGCGGTATCCCTGTCCACACTCCAACATCCACTGCCAGAGCCGCCGATCAAGCGCGTCCTTGCCCTCATACTGCAAGGCGTTAGACAGCCGGGCGATTTCCTCACCGTCACCTGTTGCCGTTTCAGACCGCACATAAGAGCAAGGCGTGCCGCTCATGTAACCTGTGTAGAAGCCCACGCATTCATTGGCGTGGTTCTCTACAATGCGGTTGGTGATTTCAGCGTGGTATTCCTTCGTACGGTGGAGAACAGGCTGGCTACCCAAGTAGTAGTTGTGCAGAAAGCGAATCTCGTTCTTATTTAGCAGATGAATAGGCTCCGCCTTGCCCATGACCACTTTCAGCACGTTCTCCCGATTGATTTCCGTCTCCGGCGTTTCAATCGATCTGCGTCCGGTCAGCGGATTATTCAAAAAGCCGCCAACAACCATCTGATACTCAGCCATGTGTTCCTCCTTTCCGTTAAAATCTTCCCATCATTTGCCTGTACTGTTCGGCAAACCGTTCTTGCACAAACAATCTTTCTACGTTAGAACCGTATAAATTATTTATTCCGATAATCGGCTGTTTGTTTATCTGCGCCACTTCCATGCACTCTACCGGGCATTCGTACCCGCTAATAACTACCATGAAAGGAACGTCAGACAGCCAATGTTCAAAAGAATCATAATCAAATTTTCCTTTGTATCCCGTACAACGTGTTTTTTTGTACGGTGGGTCAGCATAAACGATTGAGCCTTCTTGGATTTCAACGTCACGATAATCTTTTTGAGAAAGCGTTATTTTGTCGCAATCATTGAGGTTTTGGATGCTCTGCAATCGTTGAAGATTATTTAAGCTTTGAAGTCTGTCTAGGCTTTCAAGGCGGCAATTCTTTTCATCCACGCAAAACTCTCGCAGAAGCGATGTATCGCCAAACACTCTTGCGTAGTGCAAAGCCTTTTTCCACGGTTCGATCTCTTTTGAATAGAGATAATCTGTTCGATTATTCCCAAAACTCCAACAGAGCGAAACGTAAGGGTCAGAATCTTTCAAACGGTGAAACTCTTCACGGCTAATCCAACGCTTTTCATTGACATACTTGCCATGAACAGCATCCATAAACAACTGCGGTGCATCGCCAATGTCGTTTGCAACGATGTGATTCCATTTGCCAGACAGCAACGCAGCGTGTGTGACCGCACAGCCGCCAGCAAACAGGTCAATCAGTGTGTCGCCAGCAGGTAGATTGGAGATAACCCACTGTGCGATTTTGTTCTTACTGCCACGATACGGCACACCATATCTCACGGTAGGCTCATCCTTTCCGGCAAAATAAAAAGCGCAGCAAGACAAACCTGTTAAGGTCTATCTCACTGCGCCAAAACTGCGCTTCAAAAGCTATTTACTTTTCAGGTGGATGGATGATTTTGACCCATCCTTCTTTTGTGTCCCCTTCGATAACGCCCTTGCATCTGTCGCACTTGAAATGGTATCGTCCGTCTACTTCACCAAGATAGCGATTGCAGCGGACGTTCTTATAGATGGGATTCTGCCTGATACAAGGGCAACAGATTCTAACTAGCATGAGCACTCCTTTCGTTGAATTTCTGGAAACAGGCTGTTTAGCACAGACCTGTCAGAAGCTACTGGGAAACTGTTCGCACTACCAGTCATGCTAGGCTCTGACTTGTCGGGTGTCAAAAGCCACGATTGCCCCGACTGGAGCAAATCGCTGATGGACACAGAAGATGGATTTGAACCACCGACCTTCGGGCTATGAACCCGACGAGCTACAAAACTGCTCCACTCTGTGTCATGTACCCGGCTTGATTCATCGTTGCTCTTTGAAATGGTAAAATGTCACAAAACCCATTTCATCGAGAGCCGGGAATAACGATTGGAGGTTGTAAAAGGAAAATTTCCATGAAAACAGAAGTGAATCGTTGTGCTGCGTAACGGAATCGAACCGTTGCTTGCCAGCCGTGGGGGAGACAGGCTGGCATTCCCCTTACAATTGGAAACGCAACATATAAAGCCCGGTGAAGGCGAAAGAGTGAGAAAACCTCCACCGGTGAAAGGAGGAATATGCTTGTTGACACGCACGCGAGTAAAATGACAAAACCCCGCGTGAAAGCTATTCCTTTAAGGGAAGCTGCAAAACTTCCTGCGTACATTATAAGCCTTGTCAAGTGGTGAAATCAAATAAATAGACCCAGCGAACACAATATATTGTGTTTTTAATCAAAACGGCCTCTTGACAGGCTCAATTTTACTGATTCCGTTGTACAATTCATCGGCAAGCTGTGCCAGACTATCCGGTGCATCATCGTGCGGAACTTTGCCAAGCTGCGTGAACATTGTCACCTGCTCCATGAACGCCTTGTACTCTTTCGACTGGTGCTTCTCGTCAAGGAAATAGAACCGTTTGATGTCCGGCGCATACTGGATGATTCTGGACAGCTTGCTTTGACCACTGGGCGCACGCTGGCTGCGAACGGAGCAGTGATAACCCTGCTGCCGGAGCTGGCTGTCTACAACGTCACAGTATTCATCGCCGCCGTTGTTGGCTTCTCCGCGCACCACATTGATTTTGTGCTGGATGATTTTGCCCACGGCTTCCGGTCTGGTCACGGTCTTGTCGCCGTTATTGAACACAAGGTCAGGGATGAACACAGCATCGCCGTACACATAAGCGATAGGACAGGCGGTGAAGTCACCGCCACCCCATGCAATATCCATGACCATAAGCTTCCGATCGGGCTCACCATCAGGCAGAACGCCGTTAAAGTATCGCAGCTCATCAGCAGGGAACAGCAGACCTTCACGCACATAGGGCTTGCCCATGTACTTTGCCCACCATGTTGCATCATCAATGCTGGCTTTCATATCGGCATAGTAGGCATCGTCAAATCCCACGCCGTAGTCATAATTGAAATTGCTGTGTCCGTTCTCGTCCACAGCCGGAATCACCCGGAATCTGTACTTTGGATTGTCTGCGTACTGGTTTTGGATGCGCCCTAGAGGGTCAAGCACGTTCCAGCGTGTGCCGACCATCAGCTCCAATGCGCCTTGCTTTTTACGGTCTTTTAGCTGGTTCAGATAGGCATCGTACTTGTTGTTCAGACGTTCAACGTTCAGGCTTTCCTCCAAATCCTCGATCAAGTCATCACTGTACAGAACGCCACCTTCGCCAATTTCAACAGCACCAGTCAACGTGCCGCCAATGGAGCGGCACGTTAGGGTTGGAAAACGCTTTTTGCGGTTTAGGTCAACGCTTTCGTCTTTTGCGCTCTTATCTACAAGCTGAACGTCCGGGAAGATTTTGCCCCAGTTATAGGTAACGGGGTCAGTGATGATAGACAGCACTTCGCCGTAGAAGCCGTTAGTCAGCTTGTCAGAATGTCCGCTCATAACCGATGCAACGTCCGGGCGGTTGCCCATCAGCCATGTGATGAAAAAGATGCACAGGGTACTGTTATGGGTTGGAATCAGCCGCTTACCAGCGCAGTACACGCCACCCTCAACCTGAATGCAGTTGCCCTGCTTCGATTCAATGCGCTCAAACCCACAAAACGCCACACGACGAGGTTTGGAGAACTCCTTTAACTGCTTGCGAGGAACAACGCAGGGAATAGGACAGGTAGGATTAAAAGAGATGGAATAGACTGTCAGATTGCCTTTAATGCCACTAGATGATACACGAGGTGGATATTCAGCCACGCTGCATCTCCATCCAAAGGTAGAAACCAGCGTGACAAAATCATCTCTCATTTGCGGCTCTGTGGTAGAAAAAGCGTACCGATGCTCTTTTGCCCGTAACGTACCGTCTGTATCGAGCAGACCAGCAAGCAATTCCATGCGCTGTGCAATGCTGGCTGTAAAATATTCTTCTGGGATATGCTTCACGCAGCGGCGGTGACTATGGCACATATCGCCTTTTTGAAGTGCCTGTCGCAAGCCAGAGAATCCGTAGTACTCAACACCAGTGTCCTTGTGAACCGTATGCCAACTAACCGGGTATCCATCGTTAATGACGCGCTCGACAATCGCCCGATCACAAGGCGGTTCGCAAATGTCCGGGTGTTGGTTGCGACCATCGCCAAGCCAAGCACCCAACGTATACGGCTCGACGGGCAGTTTCTTATACTCTCCATCAACGAAGTTTTTGAACGGAACCTGATAACAGAATCTTATGCCATCTTTTGTATCGGTAACATAATCCTCCATCATCCGCTTAGTTTCGACCACATCAAATCCGTTCTTATGACGGTTAAAGACCGGCCACTCGTGGTTTTCATGGCAGTCAATGTATGTGCCGTCAGAGAAATGGCAGCGGATATTTGCATAATTCTTCGGAGATACTGCCAGCACCTTCACAAACTGACCTTTCGGGCTGATAACTTCATCACCGACTTGTAAATCGCCGTGATTCTTCCAGCCGTTTCGTGTAAGAATTGGCGTATCATCACTCAAAAGCTTGCCAACGCGAGCAGGTAGACTAACTCCCAAGAAGTCAATCCGCTTATAAAACAAGTCCTCAAGGTCGTCCGCCAGAACTTTCAAAACCCTGCGTCTCGGCTGGTAAAACTTCTTTTCCGGCGCACGGTTCCATTCAAGGTAGATGCAATAGCTGTCAAACACATCCTTTGCTTCAAACAGGTACGTCCGGCTGATAATGTCATAGACCTTCGCCACGTCCTCGCCTGTTTTCATCTTGCCCATCATGGCTGCACAGACAGAGCGCAGCTCACCAGAGTATTTGTAGGCATCGAACCGCTTGTCTTGCGGCAATGCGTCTCTCAGGTTCACGACCGCCTGAAACCAGTCCTCGTAGACCTGTGCTTCTGTCGGATTCTGCTTTGCATACGCTTTGATGCTGTCGATGATGGCAATGCACTGTTTTGGCTGCATAAAAAAATAGGCACCCCCTACCTGAAAATGTAAAGAGTGCCTACAACTGCACAAAAATCAAATATTCGGTTTTATTCTCCCGCCTTGAAATTGTAAATGGGCTTAATGTGTTTTACAATATCAACTGTTGGGGAGATTGCGTTGATAATTTCCTGCGCTGGCTTATATGCCATCGGGCATTCATCCAACGTGGATTCATCGGCTGACGTAGTATAAATTCCGTTCATCTGCTTTTGGTATTCCTCAACACTGAATGCTTTTTTAGCCGCTGTTCTGCTATATAGTCTTCCAGCACCATGCGGAGCAGAGAAATTCCAATCAGGATTGCCCTTGCCAACACAGATAAGGCTTCCGTCTCTCATATTAAGAGGAATAATCAGCTTTTCTCCTTTTCTAGCGGATACAGAGCCTTTTCGGATAATATCATCCGATTCATCAATATAGTTATGAACGGTTTCAAAGAAGGACGCATGGGTCAGCATGGAGTTGATTCCAACGCCGTCTAAAATGGTATGCATAATTCTTGCTCTGTTCATCCTCGCAAACGCCTGACAAATCCGCATATCGTTAAGGTAAGAATCACGTTCTTTCCCTTCAAGATAGCAAAGCTCATTCGGAATATCGGGGAATTGAACATCCAGCTCTTTGATTTTTTTCGAGATTTCCTGTTCACGACCTTGCTTTTTCAGTTCGTCAATCAGGCGATCCGTAGCTTCTTTTCTTTTGTTCTTTCCTTTGATATTAGAAATTGCTACATTTTGATGATACTCTGCAACTTGTTTACCGAGATTCCTGCTTCCAGTATGGATAACAAGGTACTGATTTCCATCTTCGTCATCGTCCAGTTCGATAAAATGATTACCGCCACCCAAAGTACCCATGCTACGAAGAATCCAGTCAACATTATGCAGGCTGTCTTTACAGTCAAGTTGGTTAAGGAAAGCTCCCGACATTTTCTGCGATTCGTGAACATTCATTCCAGCCGGAACTCGTTCTCTGATTACTTTATCCAACTTTTCCGGGTCGATATGTTCAATTCCGAGTTCAGCAACAAGCATCCCGCAGCCAATGTCCACACCGACAATATTCGGAATGACCTTCTTGCCCAAGTTTGCCGTGAATCCGATGACGCATCCAGAGCCAGCATGAACGTCTGGCATAATGCGAATTTTGCATCCGTCAACAAAGCTCTGATTGCAGAGCGTCAAAATCTGCTCAGTTGCCTTATCTTCAATATTGTCCGTGAACACCTTTGCGGAAGCATATTTTCCGTTAATCGTTTTCAATATATTCTCCTTTCTCATTCGGTTTTATTCTTGGTCTCGAACAATGTCAACTGAAAACGCCAGCAAGCACAATGCTAATCAGCCCTGCAACAACGCTGGTCAAAACGCCGCAAGCAAATCCTATCCCACGTTCTTTCCACTGTTCAATCTTTTCTAACTTATGAATTTTCTTATAGTTCCTTGCACGTTCCAACAGCCAGAATGCTGTGTGCTGCGTGTCTCCCCAACGTATCAGACCATCGTTGGCAAGCGATTCAAGAACGAACTGTGCCGTGAAGTCTAGCTTATCTTGCAGGGCTTTTACGGAATAGAATCCATTCGGAAGGTCTGGCTCATAGGTGTTCAGCGTGTCGATCAGATGCTTCATGTTGTCACTGAGTATCACAAAACGCACCTCGCAACCACAGCTACGATGAAGAACCCGGTAAGCAATCCAACGACCGCCCCCGCAAGCCAGTCATACGAGTTTCTGTTGTTCCACTTATCCATAGGCTCTTACTCCTTTCACCTGTTCTGTTCAGCAATCCGATACCATGTCTGGCGGGTCACACCAAGCTGTTTTGCAGCATCGGTGACGGTCAGCAGACGTTTTTCCACCTGTTCGTGCAGAACATCAAAGAGGTTGCGGTCATACTCAGTGGGCTTGCGACCTTTATAAACGCCTTTCTGCTTTGCCACTTCGATACCCTCTTGCTGGCGGTCAAGCATATTCTGTCGTTCAAATTCGTTGATGGCTGCAATCATCGTCAGCATCAGTTTACCTGTGGGAGTGCCTGTATCTAGGTTCTCTTTATCACTGGCAAGGTGCACGCCGTTAGCTTGCAGCGTTTCAACCATTTCAAGCAAGTCTTTCGTGCTGCGGGCAAGGCGGCTGAAATCGTGGATAAACACGGTATCGCCCGGCTGAACTGATTTAAGCATCTTCTGCAACTCTGGTCTATCCATATTCTTGCCAGAGACCTTCTCGATAAACCAACGGTCAATGTTATGCCGCTTCAATGCTTCTACCTGTCGTGCTTCATTCTGTTCGACAGTAGATACACGAACATACGCTACATTCATTCAGAATCACTGTCCTTTTCAATTACAGTGCCTTCAACACGATAAGCCCCAACGCCAATATCTCCCATGTCGGGTTCAACCACGATTCGATAATTCATAGCTTTTAAGAGTTTATAAAAGCTAGAAAGATTTAAGCTCTCATTCTTAAAGCACTGATACAAAGCCTGTCTTGAAGTGAAGCCAGCTTCATTGGCAATATAAGCTGTTGTTATGCCATACTGCTTCATAAGTTCTTTAACTATCTCTACGCCATTCGTTGAAACATTAAAAGGCTCTTTTTTTTCTGTCACTTTTTTGTATTTCCCCATTTCATGTCACCCTTTCTGGTTATATTGTAAACAATTTTGTTTTGTTTGTCAATAGGGAATTTTATTTACTATCATTAGGGTCACT